CCACCAGAAGTGGTGTCATACAAAGCAGCATAACCAACACCTGTATTATAGCTCCCTGTATTGTTATAAAGAGAATTAGAACCAATCGCAGTAGTTTGAACCGCTGTTAGGTTAGAGTATGAAGCCAACCGGCCAAGTGCTACGTTGTTGCTACCAGTCGTATTGCTGTATCCAGCCTGATAACCCACAGCAGTGTTGTTTGAGGCGGTAGTATTCTCAAACAAGGCTCGATAACCCAAGGCAGTATTATTTGAACCTGTTGTGTTATCAGTTAAAACATTTGCGCCCAAACCAGTGTTGTGATTACCTGTTGTATTAGCATCTACAGCGCCGTGGCCCATAACTGTGTTTGCAGTGCCGGTAGTGTTTGCCCCTAAAGCATTTCTACCAAAAGCATTGTTATCACCACCAGTAGTGTTAGCGTCTAAAGCTCCTGAACCAAAGGCGTTGTTATCTGCACCTGTGGTGTTTGCGTTTAGTGCGCTTCTTCCCACTGCGGTGTTGTTAGAGGCTGTGGTGTTTCCTGTCAAAGCTCCTTTACCCACCGCTACATTTTCAGCACCTGTGGTGTTATTTTTTAAAGAGTCGTGACCGACAGCGGTATTGTTATTAGCTGTAGTGTTTGAGTCTAAAGAGCCTTGTCCTACAGCGACATTAGATGCACCAGTAGTATTAGCGTCTAAAGCGTTTGCACCAATCGCTACGTTTTCTGCGCCTGTGGTATTTACATCTAATGATCCTGCGCCAACTGCTGTGTTTGAAGCACCTGTAGTATTAGCATTTAAACTGTTATAACCAACTGCTGTATTACTATTTGGTGTGGTTGCACTTGAAAGTGCTAAAGCACCTATAGCCGTGTTTGAAGCACCTGTGGTGTTTGCATCTAAGGCATCGTGCCCCACAGCTACATTACTTGCGCCGGTAGTGTTTGCTTGTAGCGCGTCTCGTCCTAAAGCAGTGTTTCCTGCGCCAGAGGTATTAAGTTTTAAGGCTTCTCTACCTAAAGCTGTATTGCTATTTGCTGTTGTGGCCGTGCTTAAAGCCTCCATTCCAATAGCCACGTTATAACTGCCAGTGGTTAAAGCGTCTCCTGCAAGACCACCGATGAGTGTGTTGTGTATGCCTGTGGTTATTCCCTCTCCTGCTCCATGACCTACACCAATATTGTAAGAATCTGTGGCTGAAGTAAAGTTTTGCGTAGCAAGACTAAAGTTACCAACAGCTACGTTCTTACTACCCTGAGTATCACCACTAAGCGCACGATAACCTACTGCAATATTTTTTGTGCCGACAGTGAGCGAATCTCCTGCAAGACCACCGATGAGCGTGTTTTGGATGCCTGTGGTGACTGCTTTACCTGCTTGGTCGCCTACTGCTGTATTATAAGCATCAGTTGCCGAAGTAAAGTTTTGGGCATTTAGTGCTTTATGCCCGATTGCTACCGACCTTTGACCTAATGTGTCGCCAAATAGTGCTTGAAATCCCACAGCAACATTCTTATTACCTGTAGTAATCGCAGTACCTGCTTCATCGCCCACGACAGTATTATAGTTACCACCGCTTGCAATCGCGTCACCTGCGTTGACACCTAGCGTAAGGTTGCTCGTGCCTGCACTTTCTGTGCTAAGGGTAGCGTTAACACTGCCAGCCCCAAGGTGAACTCCCGAGGCTGTGGTGGCTATTTTGGCGAGGTTGTTGTAATAAAGCGTTACACCTTGGTTCGCTATTGCAGCTAAATAATTTTCATTGTGTGCAGTATTTTGAAGATATAAGTTTTCACCGCCAATCTTTAAGTTGCCTGAACCACTTTCGGTTATAAAAGAGGTGCCAGCATTATGATAAACCTGTAAATCAGAGCCAGCGCCGAAGATGGCTTTGTCGTTGTCACCGAACGTCATGTTTCCAGTAGACGCGAAGCTCGTCCCGCTGATCGCATTACCGGAGATAGCGCCACGGGTAGTCCCGCCAATCGTTACACCATCAAGTGTCCCGCCGCTAATCGTTACACCTGAACTAACGAGAGTATTTAAGGTAGCTGTACCAGTAGCACCAAGGGTCGTTGCTGTTATTGCCGTGCCGGTAATCGAGCCGCCTGTGATTCCTACCGCCGCACCAGACTGACCGACAAAGTTGCCGTAAACCTCAATGTCGATAATGTCAGCAGTGGTTGCACCAACGCCTAACGTCACCGTGTTGTTGGCTGAAGAAACGCTGTAGTCCGTGCCTTGCACCAATCGAACACCATTCATGTAAACCGAAACAAGCGCTGCTTGGTTAATGATCATGGTGGCTGAAGCGTTATCGGCTCCAGAAAAAACTGTCTGACCAGCAGTAGGGGTGTACTGGTAATTAGTCTTCACCCCTTCCACTGTTGCAGCGTCAATCACATCTGTGAGTAGCGCTGCCGTCATTCTTAATTCAACAATATCCCCCGCCGCCCAAGTGCCAGCGGAGGTATTGTCTTGAGCGCGAACGATGGTGAAAGTATTACTAGACAACGCCGTAGCCTTAACTACCTCTCGGGTCGTATTAGTCGCCCCTTGTATAGTTAAGTAGCAGTAATCATCAGCGCCCGACAGCGACGGAAACGAGGAAGCAGACGCAACCGTCAATGACGTTGCTGACGCATTTATGCCCGTGCTGACAGTTGTGCTGGCGTTGTTAGTAAACTTTACAGTCATCGTAAATTCCTATTGCTTGGCTTTGCCCACATTGATGGCTACAAGCTCCAACACCGGATAGACGTACTTCGCAAGGAAGGCATCATCCCGAGGCGTTGGAGTAGCAGCACAAATTGCAGACGCGATAGTGACAACCGCAGTTACACAATTAAATATAGTTAATATATCCATAAGGATATCCTCCTAAATAATTGATTAACTTGCAGTTACTACCCAAGTGACAGTCATCGAATCACTAGCGCCCTTGTTGACCACCGCGAAGACCGTTCGGCACAACATGGTTCCAGAGCTGCTTGCATTCAGGATAGCTGCTTCGGTAATCGCAGCTGTTCCTGTGCCAGCACCAAAGGTCGCTACGTAAGTAACATCAGCGCCACTTACAGAGGTTGAAGTCAGAGCTACACGAGCAGACTCGCTACCCAAAGCAGTGTCACCAGCGGCGGCTGCGGTGCTTCCCGTACCAATTGCCATGTGGCTCATCGCGGTAGTAGTGGCATCTTTCATTCGGCTGGCTACATAGCCTTTACCAGTGGTGACAACTAAGTTGTCTACTTCTTGTACTACTTCGTCGTTTATAGCGATGGTCAATCGACCTTTCATCGCCAGATTGCTATCAAATTTCATAGTTTTGCTTCCTATTATTCATTGAATGGTGAGAGGTTAAGTTGAGCAGCGTTCATAGCTGCATTGCTAAACAGCGCGAAACTGAAGTTTTCAGTTACCGTCACTGAATCTGAGAGTCCTTTGCCGAACGCGAAATCTTCATCGTCGGCAAAAGAAAATGTGTCTGTAGGTAAGGTCTTACTAAAACCAAATGCTTGCGAATCAGCAAAGGTAAATACGTTTGTCTTAGTATTTGCGTGGTCCTTAATAAGAGCATTTACCGTTGCGGCATCGTCCATCGAAAACGCATCAGTGAATGTTCTGTTATAGGTAACAACTCTTGAAAGCGACTCCGCAACCGATAGAGCGTCTGCTAGCGCTTTACCAGTTAAAGAGCTAACTTCTTCAGCCATGCTGAATGAGTCAGACTTCGCAATGGATACCGCTGAGGCATGGGATTCAGTCATAGCCTGAGAGTCAGCTAAACCTTTTCCTGTAGCGAAGCTATCTATGTCGTCGGCAAACCCTTGCGAATCTGAGAAAGCTCGGCTGTATGACACAGACCGATCAAAAGATTCCGATACAGTAAATGAGTCGTCAGTGGCTGCTTTAGAAAATGACACAGCAGCTGCTTCAGTGGGAGCAACGCTATCAGCAAACTGCCGGTTAAATACTACTGTGCGACCAAACGCATCGCCCATAGAGACTATGTTTTGTTTTAACGCGCTTGTTGCTTTTTGCAACGCATCAACAGTTGCAGCATCATCCATGGCAAATGTGTCAGAGAAGCTGCGAAAATACTGTACTGACCTAGCCAATAACTCTGTCATTGGCTGAGAGTCAGCCAGTCCTTTGCTTACCCCGAACGCATCAATTGCATCTGAAAATGCGAAGGTGTCACTTAGTCCCTTCCCAACCCCAATTGCTTGATCGTCCGAAAATCCGAATATGTTTGTCTTATCGCTAGCAACATCCTTTCTAACCGCATCAACTGCGGTGATGTCGTCCAGCGTAAAGGTGTCGGTAAAATTTCGGAAAAAAGTAAGCTGGGTCAGTACGGATTCGCTAAACCCAAAAGTATCAGTAGCAGTTTTTCCAAAAGAGACTGCTGGAGCATCTGTGAAAGTGAAAGTATCTGCATCGGCTGTTTTGCTAAACCCAATTTCAGGCGCGTCACTAAAAGCGTAGGTGTCATAAAGCCATCTGTGCGGACTATCAGCATCCAAAAATGCTGACGCTTTTAGGTCAGCGAAACTTACGCTGGACTTTGGGACGCTATAATCGACCGTGACCCTTGGATCACGCTTCGACGTTATGACAATCTTGCTAGGCATTAGTCAAAATCTTCTCGGACTTTGAGCTTTATAAAGTCATAAACCGTTTGAATCCCTCCGCTTGAAAAAGTTACCTCTATCTCTGCTTCGAAAGTACCGGATGCGTCGAGCGTGCCTGTCGGGAAATTCGTAATGACCTCACCAGCAGTACCATCTCCCGTAACTGTGCAAGTCAGGGTGGTTTTTACAGTAGTACCGCCTAATTCGCGGATACGCATACGAACAGTTGCGCCTGCTAAGTTAATAGCGGCCCAAGTATCTGAATTATTTGGATCGAGCGTCTTCCCAGCAGCTGCCTGATTACTGTCTTTCAGCGATAAAGTCAGGACTGGAAGGGTATCCCCTACCACCAAGTTGAGAGTATCGGAATATGCCATATCAACACCTATTTATACATGAAGTATATTAGTAACGCTAATTGTTTTCCACCCATAAATAATTACAGGTTGCCGAATATCGGGGTCAGTCGGTTGGGTATTGACCGCCATCCGTCACGAAACACCGTATCTAAGGTCTCGGCTGTAGGGCCTAGGAGCGGGATCAAGGGGCTACGGTCCCATTCCGCGTTCTGGTGCATCATGGCTCCCATAGTCCACGGGCCTAAGAACCCTGATCTATCAAACACTTCAAAGGCGTACTCGCCCCAATCCATCCTATCTGACCGGAAATAGTCCTTACCTTCTGGGGTAAAAGGCAGCAACTCAGACAATCCGTACTTTGCCCACTCTCTAGCCTCCATTGAAGCCATCGCCAAAGCCATAAACGGCACTGCGGCCAAGGCGTACACTGCGGCTACTGACGATAATGATCCGCCCTCGGCTGCTCGTGCGCTCGCTTCCCGTTGAGTTCCACTAATAATGGTCTTGTAGAAAGCGTAGAAGTACGCCTTTAACTGCCAAATCAATGCAAACCTTGGGTCGGAACCCCATAAAGGGCGTTCAGCGGCATTAGGACGCAATATTGAACTCTCTACGAACTTCTGCGATGCCTCTTTGACCTTAATGGCTTCAGGCGAGGTGATATCTAACTCATTGTTAAAGTAAGACTTCACTTCATCTGCCGTTACCCCGAGGTCAGCAAGGTATCGCGCAGACCTTTCGCTAGGGTTGAAAGCGTGTTCATGTAAGAATCGTTGAGCCATACCTGCTGCGAACTCACGGCTAAATCTGGTGAACATGTCTAGCCCGATGGCCTTGAAGAACTTGTCAGACCACTCCCGAGCGATTGGGTCCATATAATCTAAATCGGCCTCACTTACCCAAGCGTTTGCCATACTTTCATTAGCAACCACTCCGATATCCCGAGCAAACCTTTTTGCGCCTTCTCGGTTCCCTTTGAACTGACTGTACAGCTCTTGAAAAGCTGCTTGAAACCCGCCGAACTCCTTAAAGTTCAGGATTGGTCCAGCCATCTCTGGAAAAGAAGCAATAGTGGCGAACGGCAGTATCGTTACAAACTGTAGGAACTGTCCGTAACTGTTGACCTTACGTAGCCAAGGGGACATCTCAGCAGACTGATGGCCCAAGTACACAGAAATTATCTTTTCAGCTAAGGCTCGATCTTTCACATCTAACTGATCTAGCATTGGTAGCAACCTGCTAGTTCCGCTCGCGTCTTTGGTAGCCTTATTCCACTCTACCCGTTTAGCAATCTGCCGCAGGTAGGTAGTAAGCGCAACGTCTGGATCTTTTAGAAACCCATTGTCTGCTAACACCTGCCGGTCTATACCGCGAGTTAAAGTTCTTGCATCAGCCCTACCCTCAGCAGGATCAAGCCCTTCTACTTCAATCTCCTGCCCATTAATTACAGACTGTTGGTATTTAACGATTCGCTGTACAGCCTTACGTATTTGCTCTGGATCGCCAGCGGTTTGTCCCTCCAGCAATAGAGAGATAAAGGCATCAGGGTTGTCAGCTATCGCCGCAAGATTCAACATCGTTGGGAAATAATTTTCTTGGAAATCTATCTTGAGGTCAGGGGCGTATGTCGCTTGGCTAGGTTCTATGTACTCTCTGTGGATCTTTGCCAGAAAATCTCGTACTGCTTGAGCTTTGGTGTTACTCGGATCTAACGGCCCTTCGACAGCTGCATCCCTAACAGCCTGCTGCACTTCTGGATCATTTAGATCACCAATAGCGTCTTCAAACTCATTCTTAAATGATCTGTACTGTGTGTAATAAGAGCGGATAAAACCCATACCTGCTTTACCAGCAGACTGGGCAGGTACATAAAACATATCAGCAAGGCGGGAACTTATACTTCGAAGCTGCCCATCGGCAGTAAGAACCACGCTAAACATACCTCTATACTGATTAAGCCCAGATCGCAGTTTTCTCTTCCACACATTTGCGCGGCCTTCTACTCCCGGCGTAGCAGCGAGACTTTCTCTAATCGTATTTACTCGAACGACTGGACCGGGACTACGCTCATATTCCGCTTTCATAGCCCGATTAATTTCAGTTTTACGGCGAGCCAACACATTGTCTAAATACTGCTGGAAAACTTCGGCAATAGGTTGTCCAGCCCTTAGCTTCGTTAACCGTGTAATTTCCGCGTACATTTTCTTCAGCGCATCAACAAGTCGTTTAAAATAGGACTCCTTGAGGTTCTTTGGATTTGCAAATTCCCCAGCTGCTGCTCTGGAAAACTGATCGGCGTACCATTCTTCGAATATTTTGTCCTTCGGGTAAGCCGATTCGTAAAATCTGGCGAGTTCTGAATCTTGTTCTAGGTCTTTTAGAAAGCTGTTATACAGACGTTCAAACAAAGGCTTATTCTGCTTCAAAGCATTACGCTCTTCTTCAAAAAAAGCATGTCCCAATTCATGGCTGATATCTAAAGCAGCCGCTAACGCATTAGGCGTATTACCTTCAGGGAGAAAGCGATCGTCAAAAACAATCTGGTGCGCTGCCCCGCTATCATAAAAATAGAAAGCAATTGTTTGCGAATCGTCCCCTAACATTTCTTGGATACGGTCGTATGCAAGTCTTGCTAAGGCGGGGTTTTCGTGATCTCCAAACAACTGCTCGAACGTAAGACCCTCTAGCTGACTTAGCCCATAAATCGACGCTGTTTGCTTTAAGGGCAGTTTCTTAACTGCTCGACCAACGAGGAAAGCAACCTGTTTGTTAATTGGCCCCAGCGGATAGGTGACACTTTGCTTTGTCGTGCGAGCAGGATTTTCGCGCTGTGGTCTCCTAGGGGTCTTATCTCTACCGTTATTTACCCCCCTACCTCGACTGAACCTATCTAACCTCCTTGGTGGGCTATATTTAGCAGGGCCATCTATGCCGGGAATTGCAACGGGCGGTACTTCTGATTCATTCCCTCCCATTCTCTCTGTTTCAGACGTTCCGTCGAACCCAACCTCATCTTCGAAAATAACGTTACCCATTGAGTCAACTGTTGGTGTTCGTACTGCATCATCATCGTTTTGTAATGGAGTAGTGGGGGCTGACTCAACATTTCGAGGAAGTAGGGCTTTACCAAGTTTTAGGGGGTTCCCGCGATTGTCTCTACCGACAACAACGTCATAAATCCCGTCGAGTTCAGGTAATCGAGGGTAAGGAGCATCAGGTTGCCCCTGAGTAATCACATTCTTATAGTGTCTTCGATTAAGAGAGCTTTGCTTAACAAGAAGATCTACAAAATTAAGTAAGTTTTGAGGGCCAGATGTTGTGTTGATCTGGATCTTGTAGCCTTCGAGAGCTAGTTCGCCTAGGATCGTGCTCAGTGCTCCTGCGGTATCCCCATCGAAGCTGCCTTGATCGCGGGTTTGATTTATCCGTCGCCCAGCGTTTAGCAGGTCAATAAGATTTGTTCGCTTTATCTTGCCGTCTGGAGTTTCCACGCGCACGTTCGATCTTCGCGCCTGCTCGCTACGTGCAGCACGAGCCACTTCTATTTCTAAAAACTTAATAAGTGGAACTCGTCTTTCGCCCTGCCCATCTTTTACAGTAAAAGACTCCTCGAAGTTAAATACCTCAAGCTGCATATTTCCATCAGGTGTTTTATTGAACTCAACCTCAAGCCCTTGCCGCCGCGCATCAATCGCTTTGCGGAGCATTGCATCACTCATCAAGCCCCAAAAGTTATCTGAAAAATCAACGTTATACTGCCCATCAAATTCATTCTTGAACTGAGTTCTTAGCGGTTCAGTACCCTCAAACACGGAATCTGCGGTAGCCCTTGGTTTATAGGTCTGGCGACCAACAAGTTCGCCTTCTACATCCTGCAACCCTGCTTCTTGAGCTTCGGATTCTTCAGTAACTTCACTCTGCTCATTTGCGTCAATAGTTTCATCTGGGTCACTAACTGACTCTTTTAAGCCTCCTTCTTCGTCCAGTGCAGCCTTGCGATCCCGTAGTGTCTGTTCGACAGATACAACTTCTACTTTACCGCCCCGTGGCTTTAACCCTTCGCCAGCAACTTCAGCTGCAAATAAGCCAGCTTCATTTGTTAACTCTTCGGAAACGATGCGCCCCGCGTTATCAGTTACCCTAACAACGCGGTCTCCGTCTTCGGGTTTAGGTGCGCTGTAGCCGAGTACAGAAGCAAGTCCTTCATCAGTAGCGCCTTCAGCAGCGACTGCTTGGGTTGTGTCCGCGTTCCTAGAGATAAATGTGCCGCGCCCCGGAACAAATACTGCAAACGCGGTTCTGTCACCCCGAACATTGACTTGTTTTACACCTTCAGTAGCGCCTGCGTAGGGGCTATCGCCTGCCACCCAAACAGCTTCTTTGGAGCTTGTAGAATCAAACATTGCATCAATTTGAGCATCAATATTTTCTTCTGGTTCAGGGGTTGTATTTGCCCCTGAAGTGTCGCCAAACTCTTCATAGTTAGATTGAGAATTTACTCTTTGATCGAAACCACTTTGCAGTAAATTTCTGGCTTCCCCAAAGATTTGACCTGTGGCAGTACCTGCTCCTCCGACTGCGCCACCTACTACGCCTCCAGCAAATGCCGCCTCACCTAACCTCAACAAACCTTGCTCGACTGTATAGGTCTCATCTATGTCGAGTCTGTTAGCGACAGATATAGCTTCTTGAGCAGCTTCAGATCCCGCTTCTATAGCAGTGCCTCTGACCACACCTGCACCAATAGCGCCTGCGACTCTACCGAATATAGATCCAGTATTTGATGATCTACTTTCAGCAACTTTTTTTAATCTTGACCCAAAACCATCTAATAAAAGTTTTTCTGGTAATACCCCTAATGGGGTTTGAACGACAGCCATCATCAAGGAACGGCTAATTTGATCGTCATTAAAGTTTGGGTTTACTTCAAGCTCTTCTTGAATATTACTACCAGCAAGAATTGGAAACTCTGTAGAAGCGGCACCGGCCAACCCACCGCGTTGAGTATATTTTTTTGTTGCCTCACGGCGAGCTTGATCATATAGGAACCGAACAAGATCTTGTTCTTCGGGCGTAGCATTTCGCTTTGCGGTGTTTTCAACCGCATCCTTTAATAAGCGTTCACTTGCTGTTTTTGTAGCCCCCTTTAATCCGAGACCAGCAACAAAGCCTGACCCCCAACCAGCTAGGCTCAGTACGACTGAAGGCGCTCCCTCTCCTACAAACTTTAATGCCTGCTGCCCAATAGCCCCGGCAGAACCCTCTTCAAGTGCTTCTTCGAAAGTGGGTATACCTGCCGTGGCTTCAGCAGCCTGTTGCAGATATTTCCCTCCTCGCTCAAAACTTTCAGATGCTGATTCGCTGCCGCCTATTAACTCTTGGGTAAGGCCCTTAAAATAATTGCCCAAACCAGTTGTGCCTTGCATCCCAGACACAAAACCCATTTCAACTGTTTCAGAAGGAGATCCCGGTTTTGTAGGAGTCGAGGCAGGCTGTGGTTCTATCTCGCTAAAAGCATCGATAAGTGTTTTGCCGAACTGATCCTCGGCTGGCTGTGCAAACGCAGCAGCTAGCGTTTCATCAAGATTCGCCACCTAAAATTCCACCTCGGGAGCGTTTCCAATGATCTGAATTGCAGCTGCCTCACCCACAAGTTGCTTTAGTTCGCTCTGAGTGATGTTTCCTTGATAGGGAGCAGAGCTGCTTGGATTTCGAAAGGCAATAGTGTTGTCGCTATTTTTTACAATTAAATTTGCGAGCTGCGTGAGAGAAGGCTGCTTGTTTGCACGAGTAAAATCAGACCAAAAAGACTCATACCAACTCGTGTTCTGTTTAGCCTTTTGCAACATAAAGGCAGCAGTAACTTCAGTTAACGCAGTTCTTGCCTGTTGTTTAAGCTGACCATTATTATTCATGGAGGCAAGCCGCCCTAACCTCTTAGCGGCCTCAAATGTTCTACTCGTGACAGGGTTGGTCTCATCCCAAATTGCGAAGTCTTCGTCTACGAGACCTTCTTTGATGGTCCCTATAAGATCGCTTACTTGAGTAACTGCCCCTTCTTCTCGATCTATAGTGTCAAGAATCATCGAGTTAGTTTCTTTAGCGACATCGAAATTCAACTGACGTTGCATCCGCTCTTCTGCCGCCGCTTCGACCTTCATACCCTGAGCGTCTTTAGCGCTAAGATCCACTTGACCTCTTTGAGTTAGATTCAGCCCCTCTTGTATAAACTTCGATGCCTCCTCCGGCTTATCAAACCCAACGCTGGCAGCTATCAATGTCTCTAAAACAGCTTTCTCGCCTTTTTGTTTTCCAAGGGTGATTAAGCTCTGCGAGTCAAACGAACCGTTGTTGGCAAACTCCCTTACATTAGCTGCCACTTCGGGGGAAGCAGCGATCTTTCTAGCTTCAGGCGTTTTTAAGAATTTGCCGAGCGAATCAATATCGCTCTGAGAAGGCGTATAAGTTCTCGCTTCTGGTGAAACCTTTCGCTTACCCTCAATAGCTGCTTGTACTGCTGATTCAGGTAAGATCTTCCTCATTTGGCTAGGGTAAACCCGAGTTATTACTCCTATAGCGGTATCGATCGTATTGGCAATTGAAGAAGTTGGCGTAGTAGGCTTTTCGAGTTCAGCAATTTTAGCTTCGGCTGCCTCCGCAGAAGGAGCCATGTATGTGCCAGTTTGCGGGTTATATCGGCCACGGCGGATTTCAGACTTTTCTGCTTCGCTTAATTTTCTGGTTTCAGATTTAAACTCTGGCTTCGAGGTGTAGTAAGTTTCCTCCTCTACCCGATCAGCTTCTTTCGCATCAAAATCAGCACGGTACTGGCTGACCATTGCTGAAAATTCGTCGGATGCACCTATTCGATCTGCTAACGTTTTTAGGCTATCGAAGTCCCTATTAGCTATCATGATATTTATATCAGCGTTTAATGCTCGCTGTGCGCCGATAGGTAATGGGCTATTGGCAATAGCAGGCTTTAACACCTGATCCGCCGCATTCACATTTGCATTTTCTTCATCGTATCGACCGCTTTTATTTAAAGCGTCAAGTTGTGCATTAGCCCGAAGATAAGGACTTTTTCTACCTTCTCCGCTTAGAGCAGTAGATAGTCCAGCCGAAAAGTGCCCTTGCAGCTGCTCGTCCGTAAAGACCTGTACTAAATCGTTCTTGTCCGAAGTACCATTTACAGTTCCGGGGGCTGCACCTTTTTCCCCACCAGCCAAAATTGGAATCCAGCCTCCGGGCTTACCCTCTTTTGGCTCAATTCTTTCTAATCCTACGATTGTCGCTCCAGTTTCTGAGCCGTCCGCCCTCAGAGTGCTTAAAAAAGGAAGGCTTTGGTTTAGGGCGGCGACTACAAGATCCATTCTGCCTTTAGCTACATTTAAAACGTTAGCTGATCTACCATTTAAAAAGCCTCCCTCTCCCAACCCATTTACGAGATCCGTCTGGCTTGATGCTCTCCTTGCCTGTATTAGTTCGTCGGAAGACTTTGCATTACCTAACTCCGTTTGCCTTGTGCTTGCGCGGGTGCCAGCTAACGTGGCTACTCCTTGCTGCCGCTCGGTCTCCAATTTGTCTGGCAAGTACGCTAGATTCATTAGCTTCGTAGTGTTTTCGACACGCTTATTCGAAAGATCTAACTCACCAGCCGCGTAATCTTGGTCTGCTTGGCGCAGTCTTTTTTTACCCAGTTCGTTCTTTAGAGATAGGTTCTCATCTTCCAATTGAGAACCTGCGGCTAGTTGCAAGCCGCCTAAGATTGAATCAGCTACGGTTGAACGCACCATAAATCACCTATATTGCTAATGCCATAATTGCCATAGAACCTAAAGCGCCTATGGTGGAATATGTTTGAGATCTGGATTGTGCTCTTGCAGCCTCATACTGTTGCTGCCGTGCTGCTGCATTTGCCGCAGATTGACCTAGTTGACTTTGAGAACTACGGTTAACACCTTGACCTATGTTTATAAGGTCAGAAAGTAAGGCGGTATTAGCTTCCCTCTGCGCTATTCGTGCATCGTTGACTGATTGGATTCCACCTAGAGTATTAGACCGTTGCAAACTCCGAGACATCTCTTGCTGCTGGGCGGGTGTTACGTTAGCGCCATAACGTTGCAAATTTCGTTCTGCTATACCGCGAGTAATTTCAGAGGCATTCACTGAATCCTCTCTTGCTTGATCAATCAAAGACGTATCAGTCTGCGCTTGATTGATAAGATCGAGTTCAAACTGGCGATAATCCTTTACATAATCTTCGTAATCTTTCCGCGTCATATTGGCGTAGGTCTGATCCGGGTCTGATACAGAAGGCAAAGAGCTAACGCTAAAATCTCCAGTTGACTCAAGGCCACCTAGATCCAAATTACCTAATATGGCTCTTGCATCTTGATTGTAAATCCCCATCTTATATGCTCCCTACGCCAGCTTTTATCCTCTCGGACCAACTAGTTGCTGGACGATAAGAAAATTCATATTCACCCGTGTCTTCATTTTTAGTTGTCTGACCTATGCCCGGTGTGAAAAACTCTCCTGTCTCCCTCTTATTCTTTAAGCCCTGTCCTATAAATGTAGAGCCGAGCTTAGCCCCTGCATTTAATTTTGATTGCGCCACTTCTTGATTAGCCCTTGCTTTCGCAAGTGCCGTTGAAGTTTCTAACCTACTTGCTTGCGCCATACCCGTCTGCGCGTCAGCTGCTTGACCTCTAGCGGTGCCAAGAACGCTCGTTCTCATCTTGTTCTGAATATCCAACCCGCTTCTATCTGCTATACCGAGTTGCCCTTGCAGCGCTTGAGACATATCACCAGCGGCTCCGACTCTCTGGGAACCTTGGAAAGAAGTCTCGCCTGTTAGTGCCTGCATCGTATCGGCATTAGCTCGTCCTCGAAGAACACGAGCTTGGTCTTGTGTCATAGACTTGTCACGCATCTGCCGTAAAAGCGGCCCGTAATTCTGGTCAAAAAAGTCTTTTTCTGCTTTTCCTACAGCTGCGTTAGCTTTATCGCTCTCACTCGGTTGATAATCAGATTGCTTTGGACTACTACCCATTACACATCCCTCGTATAAACAATGTGGTCTAACAACCACCCGTCGTTTTCTAAATAGTCGATCATTTGCCTAACTGCTGATCTGACTTCCATCTTCTGCAACCCCGCCTTCCTTGCCTGCTTCTCAAAAAAAGGTAGGTAGTACGCTGCTTTCTTTTCTCCTCGATCTCTTGCCCAAGCGAGCCAGACCAAAAGTGTTCTGTCTTCCGTAAACCGATCTACCTCTACTGTTGTAACCACGAAACCTTCGCTGGTAATCCATAACATGGCCTGTCCGTTGACGCAGGCCGCGTATACATCCTCTTGCCTGAAAGTGAGCTGGGGAGTCCCTTCTAGGATCTCCCTCACGCCCTTTGATACCCAATCCCACTCTTTGCGGATATCTGCAAGATACGGATCACCCCCTTGAGTAACGGTTTCTTGTAAATCGATACGGCTTGTGGATTCCTCCATAATTCACCTTCCTAGATACCCGCACATCTCCTTGTCGTGCTTTGCGTTCTGCATAAACAAGACCTTCATTAAAAAGGGAGCCGTACACCTGTGCCCCCGCGTAATCTGTCCAATCTTTACTTGGTAGTCTTAAAAGTCGGAATAAAGCCCCATTGACGATGGTGTCCCGATAATCAGACATCACCCCGTCATCGCAAGCTGTCGAATTTACAGTCGGTTTTAGAACTGCCCTAATGATGGTCGAGCTAACTTCAGTAGCGTTAGGTACAGGCACTAACCAAACAGTGCTGGGTGACTGCTTGACGAAATACTTGGGGGTTCCGTAATAGTTTGAGTCACGCCACTTAGGTTCTCTCTGTTCCAGCAGAGCTGTAGTGATCGCCTCAATTTCATTACCGAGATGAGTAACCCAGACCAATTTGCATACTGATGTCTGGGAGGGAGCCTCCAAGTCATACTCGTATATATTTGCAACGGTGGTAAGTGGGTCTAACTCCTGCTGATAAACCTCAGTCTTTTCGCACAGCTCGATAACTGCTGACCGGATGTTATTCTCGATCAGCGTATCTGGGCATCCCGGCACCATTGGGATGATTTCGGGTAATAATGACTCGTAAGATGTTGCCATCTATTTACCCCACTTGTTGACCGACTTGAGCGCCGGTTGTGATCCCCTGTGGTCCCATGTCAGAGTTTGGGCTAGTAATGATGTCGATCTGACCTTTGCCAGTGACACTATTGATAAACAAGTTGTAGTGGGTGCTGGCTCGCTGTGCGTTACCGGCGTACTCGGCATCCTTGGTATAAGCCCTAAACAGAACATAGTCGGTAACAGCATTTCCAAAAATATCGGGGATGCCAAGGTTGTCGCTAGCAGTAACTGTTGATGGGTTGCTGCTGTAAATTATTTCTAGGTAAGCACTCCCAGATACACCCGGATATACATAAAAGTTCCGGGGATTAGACTCGTCGTACACGTAATGCTTGACTGTCGCTCCGTGAGCAGCATCCCCCGAAACAGTAGGGTCATGCCAAAGAGGTGATTGGGCATCAAGAACTTCACGGCTTACTAACCTTACCGCCCGACCCCCAGTGCCATTAGATGCGGCTGACATGTTTCGTACAGCTCTTAACAGCCGGTTTCCGCCAGTAGGGATCGCCTGTTTTGTTCCGGTAGCGAGAGTGACCGTTTCATTTGCTGCTGATGCGTCAGGTTTTAATAAAGCAATCTCACGCTGCGCGTCGTTAACCCACAAAACCAATTCGCTGGTCACAGGCCATCGAATACCAGTGGTGTCCTGCAAAGTAGTTTGAACCCTATCGATAACGCTCTGGACAGTGACTGCCATTTATCTACCCTCTAAGAATTAAGAACTATTTCCCAAGCTGCATCTCGTTCGTCACTTGGCACATGACGGCCCATCAACTTGTTCACTACTTGTGACTTGGGTGCTCCATCGGCTTTAAAATTATCCGGGTGCCCCTCGTCAATTAATTTTTCTAGGCAATCAAGTAATTCCTTATCCATCTCACCTTCTTCTACCTCCTCTGAGGCTTCAACTTCATCAGCCAGCTCTATAGTGATAGGTGCTGGGGCTTCCTTGATCTCTTTCGAATCGACTTGCTTTGCGCCCATTTGAAGCGCTAATAGCCCTATTTCATCGGCTACAGTCTTTTCTACATTTGGGTGAAAAATAACGGCTGTACCACCAGTTGTAGTCACCCTGACTTCTTTGTCTGAAATAACCTTCATTGAGTTCTCGCTATAAAAAAGAAAGGCTCCCCCCGAAGGAGGAGCCGTGTTTCTTACTGTGCAGTGTCTAAAGCAACTACGCCGAAGTCCTGTACAGACCCTGAAACGTCAGAGTTGTACTTGGGCTTGCGGAGGCCAAAGATCTTGCCGATTGAGATACCTTGCTGGTTCCCGTAGTCGAAAGTATCTTCGACAACTTCGGGTAAACCGATATCTGCCATTGCGAGTGCTTGAGCACCGCAGAACAGAGCGCGTCCACCAACGACATCAGCGTCAGCACCCCACTTGTAACCGGCTGCGCCAGCGTTAGCTGAAGTACCAGTTGTAGCGCCACTGGTGTTGAACACATGGCGGAACTCATGAACCATGATCCCGTCAACCATCAAGCTAGATGATCCTGAGAACAAAGAGTTGCTTGGTCCACGAACACCAGCGTTACGGACGTTAGCCAAGAAGTCACTATCGAGCTTCAGAGCTTTCATCTGCTGAGGAGTTACAAACAAGTGGAAGACCTCATCACCACCCTGACCACGGATACCACGTAAGTAGTTGTCCTTGGCGAAGGCTTTGAGTTCAACGATGCACTCGTAGCTCATCTTGTCAGCAGCAGCTACAGCAGTAGTGTCGCCAGCAACCAGACCGCTAGTAGCGTCCCAACGACGATGCCGATCACCCGTAGGTGCAGATACGTCTGAGGCGAACTCAAGGTCAACCAACTCAAGACCAGTAGTTGCAGAAGTTGTTCTCAGACCACCGTTGTTCTTGTGAGTGTAAGCAACACCAGCAAGTGACAAAAATGCAAGCTGGTCCATACGGTCAGCCATTGCATAAGCAAGTGCATCGCGTGACTGCTCTCGGAAGTTTACGACTGACTTCTGATCGGCTAATCGGCCAGCAATTCGGTTTGCGAATCGCAGCTGATCCAACTCGATCGTGATGTCATAGGCGCGTAACGCTTCTTCATTACCTTCCAAAGTGTTATCACCAGTTACACCATCTCCAGTCATGTCGGCCAAAAGCGTAATTACCGCCTTAGTACCTTTGTCGGATTTGGTCAGTTCAGTAACGCGCTGAACCATAGCGTTTTGTCCAGTTCCTGCGAACTGATTTACGAAAGACATATTGCGAGCAACACGCCAGAAGTCCCTGCTCCATGCAGTAAGCTGATTGGAAGTCAGAGACGCAAAGTTAGTAAGAGCCATTTGTGGCCTCCTTAAATGCGTACAATTTTCGTTTACATTAGCTTTGCTAATGCTCTCAGCCGACTTTTGGAGCGGCTAATCCGTGCTTCGTATCGTGAAGCAACGTATTAGCGTTTTTATATCGAGGGACGACCCCGGCAGGTTTTACGCCTTTGCAGGCGAGGTTACGTTTTTTACGGCTACGGGCCGATCAGATATCGTACTGATAGACGTAATCTTTATATTAGTATCACTAATTATTAAAAGCAACCATTAATGTATTTACTAATTTGTATATAAATAGAGGCCAGCCATCAGCAAGCCAATGAACAGCAAGCCCCAACCTACCATCGTTGCAATCAGCTTAACACTTTCTCTGAACTGCCTTCGCTTCAGTCTGATTCTAGCAACTTCCTTTTCATGCGCTAACCGACTTTCTTCCATTCTGCGCTTTATTGAATGATAAAGCTCAGGCTGACCTTGCATTAGGCAAATGTCTTGTAACTGCCGATCAAAATTCTGAAGCTGGCGAGTTATGGACTCCATTTTTAGAGCCTCTTGGTAACTCATCTTACCAGCACCCTTTTTCTCAGCTTCCTGAGCCTTTTCAGTCGCATTAGCCCAACGGCCAATTACGCCAGAAAGATCACCTCCGTGACCCTTCGCTTCCTTGAGTGTCTGTATCGCGCTGTTGACAGACTGAACTGCCGCGATAGCTGCTGAGATTTCTGCAATCATGACCTTTTAGCACAAAGCAAGTATATTTTTCGTTTTTGCACGGATTTACCTCACCAGTATTGAGCAGACGCTACTTTTCAAGATCATTCACTCTGTCTTCAAGATAACTAAGCCTAATCTCTTGGGCATGGTTAGTCCGAATCGCTTCTTGAACCTCTTGGGGTGGTGCCCAGTTGTTACGAAAATTAGTGTTAAGATTAACCACCTTCTGCAAAGCATCGATCTGGCTGTTCTGCAACAGATCATCGGGCAAAGCACCCAACTCGCCACGCGGCCATTTGGTCCGAAACTCGCTGTTCATTCCTATATCCACTTCAAGGATGGTTAGCTGTCGTTCCAACACAGAGATACGGTTAGTCACTTCTGTGTAACCAATCACTGCAATAGCAACCCCGGCAATAATTGCAATAAGGTTGCGTAAGGGTATCTCAATTTTTGTCTCATCAGATATTTGTGCAGCCATAATTAATCTCGCTTGTTCCATAAATCAAACAGAGTTCGGATCTTCTCCTTCATCTGTTCAATATCGGCATGCATTTTCGCTAAAACAATAACCAAGGTTACGAACCCTAGTGCGAGAGGCCAAATGGCTCCAACGGCTTCGAGTACGTCCATAGCATTGATTACCTTTTATTAGCTTAGGCTCTATGACGAGCGGTTTTCTTGGCGATCCTCTTGGGTTGCTTACTGAACTGTTTGCCTTTCTTGGTATCAGCGCGTTTTTTTCTACTTGTCGCTGCGTACTCTTTCTTACTTAACGCTTCTCGGGCTTTCTTGGGTAAGTACCGCTCGCCGGTAGCCTTGCTACCTTGAGTGCTGTTCTTACCAGACTTAGTGCCCCACTCCTCTTTTGTCCATCTACTCAAGGACTTTTGAGCTTCGGTCTTAGCACCGGAATACCCTCCACCTGACTCTTTATATCGTCTAGTAGCAATTTGCGCCTTCCTAGCGCTCCACTGTCCGGGCTTGCCTCCTTTACTGCCAGCTTTTACGCTCGAAACAATGCGCTTCCACTTAGCTTCGTCAGTACGCGGCATTTTTTCCTCTCGCCATAGCACCCTTGTTACGGGCCTTTTTTTTCTCTGCTTCGGCTTTCTTACGCTTGCGCTGTGCAGCAGCGGCCATAGCCCTTTTTACGTCTCGGGGCGGATTCTTAGGCTTGAACTTCTTGGTCGCCGCTTCCTTTTTAAGTTGCGCTATGGTTTTGTTAGTTGCCATCTACTATTTCCCCTTCTTCTTGTAAGGGCTTTTAGCCATCGCCTTTTTCTTAGTGGCTAGTTTTTTGGGTTTACCTGAGCCAAACACGTTGGCTTTTGCCCTAGCTGTTTTTCGAGCCGCTGCTTTTTGCAGACTCTTATACGCAGCGTCGCTTGCAGCTCTACCAGCAGGTGTATTTGGGTAGGGTTTACCTGTTTTGGGGTTTATCAACGGCATAGTTACTATCCTTTTTTCCATTTAGTTGAAGAGGACTTCGTTTTCGAAGGACTCCATTTCACACGATCAGACCAATAAGCTGCGCTCATCTTGCCCTTGCTAATGTTCTGAGCGTGTCGTGACTTGAACGCTCTGCGCTGACCAACCGTTTGATTGGTCTTCACGCCTTGCTGCCCAAACCGGATTGTCTTTACTCTGTCACCCTCTTTCGCCACAACAATGTGTGACTTCTTAGGATGAGAGGGGGTGCGCTTTGGCTTGTTAAAACCACTCACCCCCGCCCGTGCTAGACGGGGATCTCTTTCCCTAGTCATAAGATCAACCTACTAGATATCACCCCGCAGCCGCTTCAGTGTGGCTTCTGGTAGCGCGTTAAATTCTTCCTCTGTCATAGTAGAAAGGTCTAAAGGTTTTTCGCCTCGATTAGCAGAACTTTCGCCGGGAAGTTCAGGCGGTTGCGATTCAGCAGCCTTTAACTTCTTATTAACTTCAGCTCTTTTCTTTGCGACTTCATCAACCGACTTGGATTTAGGAGCAGCTGCCGCATCTAAAGTGGAAGGCGCTTCAAGGTTGTGAGACTTGATAGCGAAATTAGCCGCTTTCGAAAGCGCGTCTACCGGGTCAAACCCTTGGACCATGAAGGCATCACGCAATTCAATAACTTCTTGAGTGATTGATTCGTTGTACTCCGAGGAGTTCTGATCGAACACTGGAAAATTCGCTTCGAGGTCATTAGCCGCTTGCTGCAAAGCAGTTGCTTGGGCATTTTGTGATACTTTCTGCGTCATCTCTTGCCGCATTTCGTAAGCAAGCTGCTCGCGTTCTGCCTTTCTTATCTCTTGCCGTAAAGAAGCAGCCTTTGCAGCTTCTCCGTCTAACAAAAAGTTCTGATACTCCAGCTCTCTGGATTCGAAGTCATAGGCTTCCGGGGCATCTTCAGCAGGAGTTTGCTGCGCCTTCATGTCGTCTAGCTGCTTCTGTAGAGCCTTCTGCTTGGCAAGAACCTCATCAAGCCTACTCTTCGGAACCATCGGCTTTTTCGGAGCTTCTTCCTCTACGACTTCTTCCTCTACGGCTTCTTCGGCAACAGTCTCTGTTTGATCCTCTGCTTCAACAGCATCCTCTTCGCTTGTTCCCTCGGAGTCGGGTTCGGGATCGGATTCGGCTTCGGGTTCTTCTTCCACAGCGGTGTTTTCGGTCTCCTCGGCCACATCTTCTTCGACCTCTTCTTCAATTGGGTTGCCATCAGCATCCAGCCCAAAATTTAGATCCAAAGTTTCGCCTTCTTCTATCGGCTCGGCTCCGGGCATCGTGTCGTACATGATCTTTGTGTCTTCTTGCTCTTCAGCCATCTGTGGCCTCCTATTGGGGTTGAGGTGTTCTTGCGGTCTGCATAGCAGTCGTCGCAATACGTGCCGCAGCTTGTGTCTGCTGCTGCTCTGACCTCACCTGATTTGTCATTGAAGACAATTCACGGCGAAGTTCGAGTTCTTCCATCTTCATCTGCAACTTGGCCTGTAGCTCCTGCATCCGCATTTCAGGACCAACTTCGGAAACATCCTGTACCTTGGCGATGTTGACCGCTGCTTCAGACTGGATCTTCTTAACTTCAGCTTCCAACTTGGCAATCTCAAGCTGCAACTGCTGCATAGCCATCTGCTGCTGCATTGCGCCAATTTCCTGCTGCTCTGGGCTTTGCTCTACGCCAGTTATCATGCGGATACGCTTGGCTAGCTCGCCCTTACGTGCTAAGTGGCTGTATTCAATAATTGCGTCATCCGGTATTGCCACGCCTACCTGACGTAAATTTAGGGCCTCAGCAAATTGAACTTCATCGAAGCTGTCTCTAGCAGGTGCGGTAGATACAACAACGTCATATTCGCCAAGAGTTAGGTCATTGATGATCTGACCTTCTGGTGTCATTTCGTTAATGACCATCTGTTCCCGAGGCTTCATCGGATCACTTTCATTTGTCACCTGAATAACCCGCTGCTCGGTATAAAAAGTTTGTAGAAGGTTTAGGATTTTTTCCGCTAGGTATTGGCGCGTCTTTCTCAGGTTATCCAAAGGAACCTGAATCATGATCGCCCCACGGTTCTGCTTCGCTTGGATAGCTATACCGCTAACCTCTGACGAATCAGTGCCGAGCATCGAATCGTTAATGCCTGAGATGGCTTTAATGTTAAGCGCAGCTTTTTGGCTAATGCGGTCTAAGCCAGTGGGTATCTGATTAGGCTGGATCTTCAGGGGCGGGTTCGTACCCCGAGCATATTCAACTACTAGGCCAGTCTCGGCACCGTGCTCCTCCAGATCGTCTACAGTCATACCAACCAATGAGCCACTTTCAACCATCCAGCCGCTGTTGGCTGTGGTGTTAACAATGTGTAGCTCTTGACTTGCAATCTTGTTGAGCTGCTCTTGGGGACTCAGGAGGTTACGTACCATCCCAAACGGACGGCCTCGTCTGAAGTAAGCGAAGTAAGGAACTACTGTAAAATCGTTATAGGGCGACCAGTCATCAAACAAAACAACTTTGTCGCAAGTGACAGTCCAGCGTACTTTACGCTTGGTTTTGGTGATAATGCTTAGGCCATACTCTTTAGCGAACTTCTTCGCTTTTCTATCGCCCCAAGCCTCGGGTACTTCTCGCTGATCACCTGTATTTGGATCAACGAAACAATCAACTCGTGTTATCCGCTTGTGTTGCCGTTCGATGACTCGCAGTGCTTTGACGTTTCTATATTCGTCATCCCCCGGTATACCTGCACCAAGATAATCATCTGTAGAATCAACATCGCCAAAACGAGTTTCTTCATATTCGATACTGTCTCGGCCAAAAGAATTTCCATTCTCTGCAATAAACTGGAGACGGTCAGCCGGTTTTTTACCATAGAGTTCTTCAATTTCATCAAGCGTCATCCACTTAGTTTCAAAGACCTCGTTCCAAGACTTAGGGTCAGAATCTTTTGCATCTGGGTCGGGCAGGATGTCGAGAGGGTCTTTTGCCGTGATTCGGATTTCACCTTCGACATGATCAGAGAAATCCATCCGCACATCGAAGTAACCACGGCCATCCATGATGAGACCATCTGCAAACACCTGCTGCTCGACCCAATCTAGTTTGTTGTTGTCGGCAATCTGCATGTACAACTTATTCAGCGTATGCGCGACTTCTGCATCACCTCCTCGTCTTGGTTTGAATTGAATATCCGCTCGTCGGGTACTTTGCTCTCCTAACACCGTGTTTACCGTGGGCAAAATAGTGTTAATCGTCAGTGCTGGACGGCCTTCAGCGTCTAAGGCTGCAATGTCAGCCTCGTCCCACTGCTCGCCTCTATAGTAACTGTCACACTTCTTAGCCATTTCAATGTAGTCAAGATGACCATTGTCCCTAGCCCGTATATAACGGTCCCATTGATTGCTGGCTGTAACTGATTCGTCGTCGTATTTACTCATAGTTAGGCGCTCATGGCTGACTTGTTACGCGGCGTTTTAAACAGATAATCGATCCTGTCTCGCCAACTGGGTTCTTTGACTATTGGTGATTGGTAGGTCGCAAATTCAGTCATCATCAGACCTAACCAAGCAAGGGCATCGACCTGATCATCGTGAGTGCCATTGGGGAAACGGAGTAGTTCCGCTACTAATGGACCCGTCCAAACCTGATTCTTAGGGAGGAAAACCATCCCCTGCTGCATACGTCCTTGGATGGCCCTAGCCCGTGCTTCCTTATCCCTACGCCCCGTCTTGAGGTCTTTAAAATAGGCTTCATATAGGCCGCGCTCTCGGACACGTTTCTCCAAGAAAGGACCAAGAGCCATCTCGATGTGGCCCTTCTCAATACCAATAATTGACGGCTTCCAGACCTCGTATAAATCGAGTATCTGTTCTACTAACTCAAAGCCATCAAACCGCCCTCGGACAACATCGACAACATACAACCGATCAAAAGAATCGACTCCAATAACCATACCGACTGAGTAGTCATTCCTGTCTTTCTTACCGATCGCCAAATCCCACGCGGCGTAAAATCGCATTTCATCTAAATCTATGTCGACCTCTTCAAAATACTGAATCATGTCCCGTGTGAAGTAATCACCGTCATCTGACACGGGGTTTTGCTGATATAACGCAGACCAATCTCTAGGGCCTACGGCTTTTCGTATACGGTCTAGGGACTCTTCGTCATACCTCTGAGGATGTAGCGCCTCACCGTATTTTCTAAACTCTTCTTCCTCTTCAGCGAGTGCTGGATATCGAACAACCTCCCACTCATCACCTCCTTCAGCCGTTGCTTTGAGCAATCGTCCTGCAAGATCATCGTCGTGCCACCTAGTAAGAATGACCAACACACCACCACCGGGAGCCAGTCGCGTATAAGCTGTCGATGTGTACCAGTCCCAGTTCGCGTCTCTGTTGTTTTGGCTTTCGGCATCTTCTCTGTTCTTTACGGGATCATCGATTACTAAAACGTGCGCCCCTTTACCCGTGATACCACCGCCTACGCCAGCTGCTACAAATCCGCCACCGCCTGTTGTTAACCACGCTTCCGCACTTTGTGACTCAGGGTCGAGGCGAGTTTTAAAAGCTGTTTTATAAGAAGGTTCGCGTAAGAGACCACGGACTTTCCGAGAGAAACCCATAGCGAGCGATCCAGAATATGAACAAGAGATGAACTCGTGAGAGGGGTTGCGCCCCAAGTGCCACGCTGGGTAAGCAATGCTCGCAAGAGTCGATTTCCCATGTCTAGGAGGTAGAAAAAGCATAAGTCGAGGGGACTTCTTCTCCACCACCATCCGCGAAAACTTCTCCAAGCGTTGGCACACATCCTTATGCACCCATCCCGCTTGATAATCTGGATTAAATCTTTCGACAAAGGGTAATAACCTCTTTCGCGTTAAAAATCGAAGCGCTAACTCTGCGCGAGCCTTGTCTTCGACTGATTCTTCTTCTACTTCTATTACTGGTTCTACCGTTGCGGGGGCAACTATCCTTTCAGCGTCGTCAGCTTTGCAATAAACACACAATCGGTCTTTGCCACTGAACAGAGTTTCAGAGTGCAAGCGTTTGCACCTGATACAAAGTATCTGCTGTGGCTGTAAATCAGTCATTAGCAGCCGCAGGATCTAAATAAGCGTCGTCTTTACCGGCGATAGACAGTAACTCCTCATCAGACATGCGTTCTAACTGCTTAGAAGTCGCATTTATTTGTATATGTACCTGCGCTTGCTGTTCAGGCGCGGCTAAACCATGCAATTTCACTAAACTGTCCACCGTGTTTTTCATCTCGGTGGCTGTCGCGGATGCTTGATAGGCATCCATGTACATCATGTGAGCGCTTGCATGAGTAAATTTCACTTCTTCACGCATTTGCTCTTTAAAATATTCAACTGCCGTCTGAACTTGTGGCAATTTTGCGGCTGAGTACGCAGAATCAGGGCTTGCGTAACCTGCACCCCTCCCAGCGGCGGCGATGGTCATACCAGAGCAAATCAACATGACCAGTTTTTCTTGCTGGACCGTTAATTTCCTATCTTCAAGCCCCATGTATGGGACATGCGCCTTAAATTCCACGGAGTTTGTTACAAAATTCTCAATGGATGTTGCTTCGCTGTTTTGCTGTGACATCTGCGCTCACGTTTTCGTCTAAGTAAACAAAGATTGGTGATCTATGCCCTTCGCCAACGGCTTTTAGATATTCGAGATACAAAGGAATATCTACATCTGGGCTTATCGCCTCGAAAATTTCCGCCGCTATAACGCCGTCGTAGACCAAAACTTCATGCTCCCCATCTCGTGTACCAGTTCCGAGGATCGCGCTCTCGAAACCGTCGATGGAAATCATTTCTTCGTATACATCTTCAGCCATTTTGCAATATTACCAACACTAATAATTATTCGCAATGGTGTTTGTATATGTTGAGTACCCACCACGTAAAGTCTTCTTGGCTTAGAGAACCTCGAAGCATGTTGACGGCGGAACAAACCAACTGAACATTTTGCGGGTAGTAACCTTTGTTGTGGTCTAAACGGTCGATGCTGACGTTTTTTGAAGTAAATATCTCTGCCGATGGTGAATGCGTCATATACACGCCAGACAAAGCGCACTTACCTTCTTGTATTTCCCAGATATCCATACAGTCTTCGGCGGTCAAGACAAACTCGACACCTTGTTTTTTACGAGTGCTTTTTAGTTTGGATATGCCTTTACGAAAAAAATGTAAAAGATCGGCTGCTGACCTAGCGCTACGGCGAATGTGGTAGCAACTGTGGCATAGGTTTTGGGTTTTAAACTCACCTTTGATTTTGTTGGTTTTGCATCCTGTGCAGTAGCGATCTGTCTGGAGCATAGCGCCCCCAATGTATTAGTTGCGGTAATACTAGCAGAAAATTTTCACAAAAAAATTTTTTGAAAAAGTGTTTGAGAATCGCTCACTCACTATCTCCCCCCTCCCGTCCACCGCCGCCCCGTTCCCCGGATCGCCAACTTGGAACCTTGTACCGCAATCTGGCACTGGAACCTTGTCTGGGACTCCTAGCCCCTAGCCAATCGCCAATCGCATCTCTCGCTCCACTCGTGACGCACGGTTGTGTTTATACATTCATTAGTTCTTAGGATTTACATCATGGATCTATTACTCATACACATCTGTCTCATAGGCTTTGGCATTTGCCTAGGGTCAGCAGCAACAGCAATCTTCCTCTTACATCGAGCTAAGAAAGATAACGAATACATCATCAAGCTATTCCATGCACTTACAGCAAGGCATCCCTTCTTCCCTGAAGACTTACAAGACGCAATGAGGAGAGTATCTAATGAAATTCACTAAAATGGACGACACCATGAACAAATGGACCAAGCAAGACCTAGACGCAATGCTAGCCGCCCGCAAACGACAAGCAGCCCGCGACAAACTGAACGCTCAGATCAACCAAGCCAAGACCAAAGCAACCGACTTGGGACTAGGAGCAGTAGCAACAACCCAATCATTCGCATCAAAAGCACTCAGCTGGGCCAGAGAAAACCCACAAGAACTACTAATTGGCATCATGGCAGTAGCAATCCTCGATGTAGAAGACGCATTAGACGATTTAGACTAGGAACAGGGGGCGTGAGGGAAACCGAACGCCTTTTTTTATGCCAACGAGCGATAACCATGTGCTGCTATAAACCCTAAACAACTGTCAAATTGACAAATAATAGTTGCCAACCGGCAATTGACTAGGATTTTGGGGCTATGGGCGGCGGCGCGGCGCTGTAACAGGTTGTAACAGGTTGTAACAGGTTTGTAACAGGTACTGTAACAGGATGGGACTTTCCTGTTACAGACCCTAAACCATTGATCCTAGTACATATTTCCTAATTCCTACGAAAAGTGTAACAGGTGTAACAGGTAAAACCCAAGTTCGTAATAAACAGGATTTGTTTTTGCTTTTTTATTTCTAATTTGAATTGAACTTCAATTCATCCTGTTACCCTGTTACAACCCTTTAAAAATGGGCATCTAACATGGTACACCATCCTGTTACACATCCTGTTACACCCCCCTCTATCCTGTTACACCCTATGATGGTAGTCACATACCATAATCATTTGTATCAATATTACTCAAAATCACATTCCACTACGTTCCATGTGTACGGCTGTTGTTTTTGCATTCATTATTATCATTTGGAGAATTAGATGAGAACAGTTGTATCTTCACCAATGCGTTTTGAAAAGTGGAACGGCTACTGCATAACGGTACTCAATTTAGAGTACGCAGATACAGGTGAGCGTTGTGGTTCCATGCACCAAGCAATTAGCAATCGGTCATGGGCACATGCCAAACACTTGTTCTGGACGACATGGAGACAGGACAACCCAAACGAGTTTCTTAAACCAAGACAAGATGCAATCTAAGGAGAAATACATGTCACATTGGCGATTAGTTCCTGACTGGGAGGAGAAATTCCCAGACGTTCGTTTCACCGACAAAATAGCTGTGCATTTTGAAGACGGCAGCAGTGAGACTATCAAGTGGTTGTACAACGATACGTCCCGCCTGTACGAAATCGACTGGGACACAGTGGTTAGCTGTAATGTCGTCTAATCATCACTCACTACGTTCGTGACGCACGGTTAATATTAGTGAATGCAATATGTATTCACTTTCTTAATGTAAACTATGAGCATGGAGGTGCTTATGATTAGATACAACCAACCGCTGAATTTCAATGAGCCTCATTGGGATTCAATCCCTGAAATCAACGAGGACGATAAGCCGTTCTCGTTCAGAAATCCGTTGTTATTCTTGCTCGACTTAGAAGAGCATGATGAAGGAACAATGGAAGATGACGACGATCAGTTGATTTTTTGATCTGTAGATATTAGCGTTACTAACATTCATGTCATATCAGGAGGATTTATGACAACACAGAACTATAGCTTCATCCCATCAGCGCTTCGTGACCTTACGCAAACCCGTGGTTACAAGGGCGATGTGGCAAAATACGTTTCAAGTCACCTTAACGACGACAACGATCCAGTCGAGGCGCTGTTCGAGGCTTTCGCTGACTCGTTGGAGAACAGTAACCATTTTCATCCATTCTCAATCGTTGGGTTTCTTCAGGACATCATGAACAAGTCTTGCTGGAATGCACGACGGTTGTTCAACGCCAACACAGTAGCTGACGATCCCAATGGTGCTCCTTGGGGTTGCGATGCTGCCGAACGTGCCAAAGAGCATGTCGGTATGGACATCAACAACGAAGAGTTGCTGACAACCCTAGACGATGACTTCGACGAGTTGTACCAACTACACGTTATGTTTGTTCAGAACCTCACTGCTGATATGGACTCAACACTCTGTTACTTCAGCCGTAGCCAAAAGTCAGAAATCGATGACACTTGGTCAGTCGTTGCAAAGTGTCAGTCCTTCAACGAAGCGATGGACGAGATGCACAGCATTACCGATTCGCTCAAGGTTCAGCAAGCAGAGAATCTTCGCACGACCTTCAACTACATCCGTCAACGACGGCATCAAAAAGTAGCGTAACCCTAGCCCCTAGATGAAAGTCTAGGGGTTTTTTTGACCCCGGCCCACTGACGGTGTGCCATTGGAGAATGCCTATGGATTTAGCTCTAACAACCCTCGCCTTCTGCGGCAGCTTCCTTTGCGTAGTTTGGGCAGTGCAACTGATAGCTGTCTCAGTGTTCTTTTACAGAACACCAAAGCTAATCGAGCAAATACTAGAAGCCACAAAGGATAGCTAATGCAACCTACCTACGGCTACAGACGAGTGATTGACTACGGTATTGAGTGCCCGGTGTGCAGTTCACCTAACGGTGTAGACATAGAAGAAGACGATTACTTCGACTACATGTACTGCCGCAGTTGCAACACCACCGGAAGCAAATTGAAAAGAGAATCAAATTATGAAATCCGCGAAGCATACTAACGTGAGCGATCTTGTATTTACCCCAACCCCTACCCTGCCGACCCTAGACGATAGCCTGCCGACCCTAGACCCTAGCCTTCGGGCACAGATACAGCTGCTCATACAACATGAGCTAGATGTACTGACCGAAAGCGAATGGTTCATTGAGTTCATTGACGAACGGATCATGCAGGCATTTGAACTAACACAAGAGGATGACGATGAATAAGCCAACCAGTTTGCTACTCGACATCGAGGCCAACCTCGATCGTTTGTTCTACCTCAACGACAAGATCGCGCTTGGCGAAGATTCAATACAAGAGTTGGATGTTATCACCACACAACTCTCAACCTTTTGTGAAGCCCTCGATGACTGCTGGGACACCATGCAAGCCATACGGGATAACGAAAACTACGAAAATAGGAGGCTGGATGCCGACGCAGCAAGAGCTATTCGCTATGCCTAACAGTATTAGTGGAGGTAATCAAATGGTGAACACCATCATCGAACCTTTCATGTCACGCATTGATGCGATGAAAGATAGAAACGAAGAAGCCTTTTATTACGACAAACGACAGATTTGCGAAATGCTTAATGAAGCCTATTTCCTAGGCCGTAAGCATGAGCGCCAAGAATGGGAACAAGCAGCTGTACCTAAGCATAGTGCAGCTGTCCCATAACCGACTGCCAGTAAAAATACTGTGTGCGAGCTGGCCTGATCCACCAGTAGTCAAAACGGATCACCTATGCACAACGTGTCAACCAACCAACCACAAACCATGAGGGTTTTACTATGAGTGAGTATATCACTGTCAAAGTCATCCGCGTTCCGGGTGGCGTTCAAGAAGTAGCTATCGACGATGGCTCAACAGTTGCTGATGCACTTAATGCAGCTAGCATCACCCCCAATAGCAACGAAGCAATCAAGATCGGTGCAGAGTCTGTAACCCTAGACTCTCCTGTTTCCGATGGCGACCGCGTTGTTATCGCGCAGGGTGCCAAAGGCAACTAAACAAATGCGCCCTAGTCCCTAGGGCGTAGCTTTTTCTACGTAAGGATTGCTATGAGAGCCATACTAATTAATCCCTTTGAACGGGAAATCACAACTGTTATCCGTAGCGACGACTACAAAGATATCTACACCTACCTCAGCCGTCCAGATTTTGATGTAAACACATTCACGGTAGTTCACCTCGATGAGTTTAACGACATCTTTATCGACGATGAGGGACTTTATGTTGAAGACCAAGCGTTCTTTTCCATTGCAGGAACCCACTCCGAATTAGTGTTAGCCGGTATGGGACTCGTACTCGGTCACGACGGTCAAGGAGAGTCCACCTCTTCTGATCTCCTGATCGAAGAAGTACGTGCTGCTGTTACATGGAAAGAACCAGCTGACCGACCAGAAATAAAATTCGAAATCTCAGGCTTTTAACTATGACTGCTCAACTATCAATTATCCGACATCAACCAATCTTTGACCCAAACGCATATAACTATCTACCTATTCACATCATCGGCGCAGGTGCTACTGGCTCACGAGTGTTCATGTCACTCATCGAGCTTGGCCTCACCAACATAACCGTGTGGGACTTCGACAAAGTTGAATCACACAACCTAGCTAACCAAGCCTACACACACAACCATATCGGCTTGTCCAAAGTTCAAGCGCTCAAGCTCTTGTACCACAGCAAGACCGGCATGTTGCCACCACCAACCATGTACTTCAAAGAAGAGCGTGTCGTTGACCAACAGCTTGACGGTATCGTATTTCTGCTCACTGACACCATGTCATCTCGCAAAGAGATTATGGAGCGTCAAGACAACAGTCAGCTACTGCGTGTGTTCGAGACCCGCATGGCATCAACCCACGGCAACGTATTTCATTTCAACCCACGCGCTACTGCTGAACGTGACGCTTGGTTTGCAACGCTCATTGACGATGATCAAGCAGAAGTATCTGCCTGCGGTTCACCTATATCTGTAGGTCCAACGGCATCGATCATCGCTAACCTCGTGGTATGGCAGTGTATGAACTACCTGCTCGATGACGGATGTACATCACCACAAGTCGATTGCTTCTTCAAACCAACAATTATTTCCAGTAAGGATTCACTGTGAAAAAAACTAAACCTTTCAAGCAAGTAAAGCCACACGTTACTTACAAACCAAAAGAAATATCGTCCAACTCAATGCAGCCCACCGCCACTGAGCTGTACTCTTTTGCAACAGAACCGCCTGAAGTACGTTATGTACCTTATGTCTATGACGTAATTCAGCACATTGTTTCAACCCAGCCACAAGAAATCGGCTGGTTAGGTCTCGTCGATAAGACTGACTACGGGTATCTGGTCACTGATGTTTACATACCAGAACAAACCGTATCAGCTGCCGAGACCGACATCGATCAAGATGCTATGGCTGCCCTAGCACTTGAAATCGATGATGCAGGGCTTGATCCATCCAAGCTCCTGTACTGGGGACATTCTCACGTTAACATGGCTGTCTCTCCCAGCCATCAAGACGAACAACAAATTGCATCATTTGTTGAGAATAATCCCTACTTCATCCGGGGTATCTACAATAAACAAGGTCAAGCAAAAGTCGATGTCTATGACAAAAAAGCGAACACAATTTATCAATGTGTTCGTGATCGTGTAGATACACCCGGACTTACAAAAGCAGATCTCAAGGATCTCAACGCCTTGACGAAAGCAAACGTAACCAAACGGGTTTATGCGCCTGTTCATCACTACTCAAAAACAGCGCGTAGCCCGTTCTTAACTGGCTTGCCCGGACTTTTTGATCCGCATGAAGACGAGCAGTACAAAGAGGAACTAGCAGATCCGTTTTACGAAGGAGGTTATTAATGAAAACCTACAAAGAAGTAATAATCAAAGACACCACCTTAGACGAGCTAAACCGTCAGCATCATCGATTCACCGATAGGCTAACCGGTGCTCAAAATGAAATAAACTACAGTCAAGACTGTATTGATGACGACGAAGTTAGATTAGAGGAACTAGCCCATGACAACCAACTTCCGATCAAAAATATTCAAGTCGTTGAAGCAATCCAAGATCAACTCAATTCTACTATTACCCGGATTGAGCGACACAGTAAAAATATAATTGACTATGAAGAAAATATAAAAATATACGAAGACAAAATCGCTAGACTTCAATATCAAATCAATGGGCATACGCCAAACGACACAACCCTAAATCAAGATCAATTAAAATCAGCCCTAGCTTCTGACCCTAGGATCAAAGAAGTACAGCTGTATGGGTATCGTGACGGTACTGATCTACTACCTCATTTTCGACGACTATCGTTCAGGATGAACAACGTTGTAGCAACACTAAGCAGACCTGATGAACGCACTTTAGACAGATTAGTAGCACCAACAGACACTGTTTACGTTGCGCTTCCAGACCTAAGGGTACACATTCAGTGCAACATGATTTCTATGCTCCCAATCAGAGGGCAAGGAATGGAATTGTATGCCCGAGGTCTTACCTGCCATCCACACATTACTTCAGCTTTTCAAGGATTGCCATGCTTAGGAGATTTTGGTGGCCCTATAGAAGAGTCCCTAGACAACCAAGATTTTCAAACAACCATTGCCTTAACAACCTTGTTCCTTGAAACAATCGATCCCGAAGACCCGGCTGGCAGCACTTATTTTCCACTAATAAGAAAACAAACAAATGCTTGGTGCGATGCAAATAACACAAATTACGCGGATCTTTACGATAAAACCAACATGCGTTCTTTATGGATTACCTACCCAGATGGATCATGTTTGCCCATACATTTTACTGCGCCTTACATAGTTGACTCTTGGAGCTACATAGAACGTAGCTCTGACTTCTATAAACACGTAGTAGAACAGTGTAACTACTATCAACAAAACCCTGACGAACTCAAAGCCAACAACTTCATGGCACCAAACCAAGTAATAAAGCTCCAAGGTTTTGAGTCGGACCCTACGTTCGACGAACTGTTTGCAGAGTGTGAACAAATGCAACTAGAGGAACCAGAAACCGCATGAGAGACAAATTCAATCTGTACATCTGCCTAACAGCTGTCGCCATTCTGTTCATCGCTATGGTCGTCCATGCCATCGAGGTTGCGTTTTACGCGGCTCTTGTTGGTGTGCTGTCGTTCCTAGCCATTCGCCTGTACATGAAAGCTCATAAGGCCAAGAAATGATCCGATACCTTATCCGCTTCCTAGCGACCTACCTGACACTCAAGGAAATCACAAACCATGTCCAAAATAACGATAGAGATCAACGACCAGCATCTGGAGGAGATCAAGAACCTGATGGCTCAGATCCTAGACCGACTAGAGATAATCGTTGAACGATACGAGGAGGATGAATGACCAATTTTGAAACTTTGCAAAAAAACGCTGACTACTTAATAGAAGTATTTGCTAAACAAGGTCGTTTAACAGCAGATAGTGTATGGGAAGAAACCGACTCAGTACCATTAGCAATCGCCTGCTTCTATAGAGACTATGAAACTTCTGAAAAAACGCAGCTATCAGACCTACATAAAGCCATGAAAGCCCTAGAACGACTTTACGAAACTTGGCCTGACGGCGAAGTAGCTATAAAACTTACTATAAAAAAAGAAATGGTAAACGGATGACCAATTTACTAATAATCCTCAACGCCTTAATCGACACCGCCGAACAAACTACGGAACTCAACGCTGTTTACAACAGTAAAAACAACACTTCAGTCAGCTGGAGCGAAGTCTACAAATTACAAAATCAATTAGAAACAAATTCTTCAAAAATTTATGCAGAGTGGACTGACCACCGATACTTTCTTTGCAAACTGTTAGATCGTCTGCAAGATGACTGGGACTATACGGAGTGCGTCGTTCCACAAGCAAAAGACTTACTCACTTTTCTTGACGATATATTAAAGGATTACAAATGATTACCGCAGGCATCATCGCAGCAGCTGGTCTGCTGTTCTTACTATTCAAGTTTGGTATACGCCGTGTGATTACCTATGACATCTTCTTCGATGTGCTAATCACAGCAACGCTCATGTTTACACTTGCAGGCACGTTCAGCGGCATGATGGCCGCACTTTTCGGCGGGTTAATCGTATCCGTTGTGCTATTCGTCATGAAGCGCACTATGCGACACGAACGGCTGTCCCTAGTCCGTGTATCCAAGTTCCCATACCGTAGATTCATGTGGATAGAGCAATGAAAACACTGTTACACGTTAACCAACATCACATCAAAGCCAACAACAAAGGTGCCAACCTCCCCGTACTAACCGTCAAAGACTATAAACAAAATCGCAAAGGCAATGAAGCGATTATCAAGAATGGCAACGACATTGTTGCTCGCTTAGTTTATCGACCAGACAAGCCGCTGCCATGCGGTGCAAAAGTATGGATAGAAACAGAACTTCAAGTTGAGCTAATTTATTAGTGGAGGTAATATGAATTTAAAGGAAGTCATCAAAAACATTGCGTTAACCGATCAGGCGTTACGCAATGATTCTCTCGGCAGCGAGTTTCAGTCTTACACAGTAATGTGGGTCAAGACAAACATGCCCGAAGTCTACAAAGAACTCCAAAGCAACTTCGAACATATAAGGCCAGAAGTATATGCCGCACAACAATTTGACCCTACTGACCCTAGATTTTGAAACGTACTACGACACAAAGTTCAGTCTAGGAAAAATGACTACAATGGAATACGTCGCCAGTGATCAGTTCAAGATCTGGGGCGTAGGTATTAAATTCGAAGACGATCCAACCGAGTGGTTTGGCGCAGACGAACTCAATGTCCTAACTGACATCGACTGGGACCGAACGGCGCTTCTTTGCCAAAACACTTTGTTCGATGGTTACATCTTGTATCAAAAGTTTGGTATACGCCCAGCGTACTACCTTGATACAGCAGCAATGGCTCGTGGACTCAACCCTTCAGAGTCAGCCCGTTTGAAAGACATTGCTGTTCGCTACTTTCCTGAAGATGAAACCATGCGTAAGGGGGAAGAGCTTGTAAATGCGAAGGGTATTTACGATCTTCCCCCAGACATCGAGGAACAGATTGCAGGATACTGCATACAAGATGTCGAGCTTACCTATGCCATTTATAACAAAATGGAATTTCCACAGTCAGAGTTAGACATCATTAATCTAACCACAGAGATGTTCTGCGTACCTAGACTTATGCTCGACCAAGATACGGTCCACGAGTTTTTAGCTACAGAAAAAGCAAACACCGCTGCCAAACTAGAAGCCTCTGGCTTAACCCGAGAGCTGCTAGCCAGCAATCAAAAGTTTGCAGCATGGATAGAAGAACAAGGATTACCTGTACCCACCAAAAAAAGCCCATCAACCGGAAAAGACATACCAGCCTTCAGCAAAAATGACGTTCAATGGAAAGCATTCACACTCAAACATCCAGAATACAAACACATATTTGATGCCAGAGAAGTAGTTAAATCCCGCATTGCAGAAACCAGAGCCGAACGGTTCTTGTCCGCTGCTCACGATGACGGATCATTCTCAGTACCCCTACGATACTACGCCGCACATACAGGGCGATTTGGTGGGACTGATAAGATCAACCTGCAAAACCTGCCACGCAAAAGCATCCTTAGACGAGCGCTCCTAGCCCCTAAAGATTGCTATGTGTACGTAGCTGACTTATCTAACATCGAATCGCGTATGCTGGCATGGTTCGCAGGTCAAGACGATTTACTTTCCCAATACGCAAGTGGAGAAGACATTTACTGCAATTTTGCTTCTACTATCTATAACAAGCCAATCAACAAAGACGATAACCCAACCGAAAGATTTGTTGGCAAAACCGCCATTCTTGGTCTCGGCTATGGCATGGGTGCCCAAAAGTTTAAAGGCACATTAGCATCAGGCGCAGCTGGACCAGTAGTTAACATCAGTTTTGAAGAAGCTCAAGCCGTTGTACAAAACTATCGATCAACTTATTCTGAAATCGATATGCTTTGGACTCGATGCAATCATTTTTTAACAGAAATGAACAACGCAAAATACCGGAAAGGCGATGTAAGAAACTTTTACGACACCTACAAATCCATAGGAATCCATCCCGATAGCATTAGTCTTCCTAATGGCTTGCACCTACGTTACCCCAACCTAACTCCGCTCCAAGAGGGCGGGTTTAGATTCCAAGGCAAAAAAAGCTATGAATACACTTATGGAGGAAAGCTAACAGAAAATATCATTCAAGCTTTGTCACGTATCGTTATCACTGACGCAATGATCCGCATATCAAAAATAAAAGATCTTGACATTGTGCTAACGGTTCATGATGAGATTGTCTGCATCGGCCCGAAATCTGATGCAGAATCTCGTTTTAACGCTATAATAGATGCGTTGTGTATATCCCCATTATGGGCTCCCAACCTACCATTAGCAGCAGAAGGCGGTTACGACCTCTCTTATAGCAAATGACAAAATTAGTAATTACACGCAAAGCAGGCCAATCCGTAAACCTATTTGACGAAAATGACGTTGAAGTTGCGGAAATAACTGTGCTCAAACTTGAAAGAAATCAAGTGCGCTTACTTTTTAGCGCACCACTTTCAACTAAAATCAACCGTGGAGAAAAACTTTCTGACAAGAAATCAGAGTTTTTTGTTGATATTTAGTATTAGCAAAGCTAATGTATGAGCAAGTGTAAGGAGGCAAGATGCAGGTTACGTTTCTATCGGCTGGAAACGGATTGCACCTTCGTAAAACCTTCTCATCATCTAAAACAATTGCTTACCCTTTGGTAAAAAACATGACCAGTTCTGACTACGAAGTAGCAGATCTGCAGGAATTTTACCCCCTATTAAAAGCAAAAAGTTTAGAAGGAGAGGCTTTACTAAAAGGCAATCTCAAACGGCCAATTATTGAAGAAAGCAGAGCTGGTAAAACAGACCGAGCAAAATATAACCAACTTTTATTATTAGACATAGACGGAATTGAACTACCAAGATGGTTTTTCAATGAAGATATTTACCGCTCTGATGTTGAAAAAGCAGCAGCTCTAATAGTTTCAGAGCTTCCAAGCTGCCTTCACAATGTCAGCTATATTGCCCACGCTTCTAGTAGCTTTGGTCATAAAAAAGCAACGGTATCATTGCATTTATTTTTTATGCTGTCGATTCCAATGCCACCAGCAACAATTAAGCTTTGGACAAAAGCTCTAAACTTTTCGACCCCTAACATGATTGACAATCTTTCATTGTCGGTAAACGGGCAATCACTTAAATACCCAATTGATCTCAGTGTCGCTGATAATTCACACACTTGTTTTGTAGCACCACCAGATTTCATTGATGTTAACAACCCTTTTGTCGATGATGATCAGCGTTTTGCGTTAGTCATTAAAGACCTCGCTACTTTTGATCTTGCCGCCAATATAGGGCATATCAACCCTCAATTAATATTTGATCAAGAGCAGGAAATAAAAAATAACTTGCGCGAAAAGATCGGTGGCGGCAAACGGCAAGCTAAAACTAAACGATTAGCGATTAACAACCGCAATGAAGAAGTGTTGCTAAACCCGGATAGAATGCAAATCACAGTATCTGATACCACTTCACTACCCTTCGTTCGCTGCAACATAAATGGCGGAGACTCTAATGCTTACTACTTTGATCTCAACGACCCAAGATGGATGTTCAACTTTAAAGGCGAACCTTACTTCGAAATTGAAAAAGCAGACCCAGATTTCTTTGGATCAATCCGGGAATTATTTGCGAGCGAGTTGTCGCAAGGTAAAAAACCAAGTCGCCCTGTGGTATTCAGAGACTTTAATACCGACACCTTTTACTGCGGCATATTCGATCAAGACAAAAACCAATTTAACTCTGAGTATCCGCTTCGATCTATACAGAAGCAAAACATAGAAGATTTTTTGTTAAACCATGCAGCTGTAATGCCCGACATACTGCCTGAAGGTAAACAAGTATTTGACCCAACCATTGATGCAAAACTTACTGATATCAGCGCTCGTCCATTATTTGTTAATACCTTTCGGCAGTCGGGCCTAATGGCTAACGCTCAAGAACTTGATGAACCCTATACCCTAGGCGATACACCCAAGATCCAAGCCGCCTGCCCTATGGTGCATACACTTTTGTTACACATCCTTGGCGATGGACATCAAGAATTAGAACGCTTCATCAACTGGCTTGCTTTCATTTTCCAAACTCGCAACAAGTCTATGGCTGGATGGTGCCTTGGCGGTACACAAGGTACGGGTAAGCAAATCTTCTACACATTTGTATTAAAGCCGCTTTTTGGCGAACAACATGTGCAGGTGCGAAAGCTACAAGACATCGAGGAAAACTTTAACGCTTACATGCGGGACGCTTTGTTCCTCATTGTTGATGAGTTCCACATGGCCTCTTCAAATAGCAGCACATTAAAGATGGCAGAAAAACTAAAGCATGAAATAACTGAGCCGAACCTAACAATCAGAGCCATGCGTACAGATCAGATTTCACAGCCTTCCTACACTAACTTTTTGTTTCTCACAAACAGGCATGATGCAATCACTATGGAACATGACGATAGACGGTACACCATAGCTCCTAGACAAGAAAAAAGTTTAATTAGCAAACACCCTACTTTCCTCGACAACTTAGACAAGTTACAAAGCGAGCTACCTGCTTTTGCAAACATACTAAAAAGCTGGAGGTTCAACCGCCGTCTAGCTGAATCTTCGATGAACAATGAAGCCAAAGGACTCATGCGTCAGAACTCAATGTCTGTCGTCGAAGAATTTATTACAGCGGTTAAGCAAGGCGACTTGTACTACTTTTTACCGATACTCGACATCGAAACTAACAACATTATGAACCCAAGCAGTATTAACGCTGCTAAAAAATACGTTAAATCTTGGATTGCCGATAGCACTATACAGCCAACAACCGTTAACACTGCTACCTTAAATCTTATTTACTCAACTTTAACTGAAGAAAAAATCAGCATTGTTAAATTTGGCAAAACGTTAAGCAGATTTGGATTACAACAGAAACAAACAAGGTTTGAAGGCCAAATAATTCGAGGTCATCAAGTGGAGTGGCTGTTAAGCGACATTGATAGGCAGCAGCTTATTAACGATCACTTTAACGATTCCGAAAAAAACGCCTATGCTAATAACGTATAATTAGTTACACTAATGTTTTTATTCGATTAAATTATTATGTCCCTAACTCAAGACGAGCGCCCTGATATTGCTAAACTAGCTGTCAAACCTGACAAGCTAGGCGACGTTCCTACATGGTCCTACTCAGCGTTAAAAGTATTCGAAGAGTGCCCATACCGCACTTACATCAGTAGAGTTAAAAAAGTCCGTGAACCATCTGGTCCCGCTGCTGAACGTGGCACTGAAATCCACCAGCAAGCAGAAGACTTTGTAAGCGGTAAACTTGGTGAACTTCCTGACACGCTCAAGAAATTCGAAGATGAGTTTCACGAACTTCGCACGTTATTCAACGATGCAAAGGTAGAGCTAGAAGGCGAATGGGGATTTGATCTTGATTGGAATCCTGTAGGTTGGGTAGAGCAAGCAACTTGGGCACGTATCAAATTAGATGCCCTTGTACACGAAGATGAGACAAGCGCCAGAGTCATTGACTACAAGACTGGCAAGAAGTGGGGAAATGAAATCACCCACAGTCAGCAATGCTTGCTTTATGCCATTGGAACTTTTTTTAGATACCCGCATTTGCAATTCGTTAAAACAGAACTGTGGTATCTCGACAAAAGCGAAACAACTATCAAAACATTTACTCGTGAACAGGCTATGAACTTTGCACCCGGCTTCTACAACAGAGCTATTGCAATGACTACCTGTACCGATTTTGCTCCAACCCCCAGTAAAAGCGCATGTAAATGGTGCTCGTTCCGTAAAGGTGACGAACCTGAATGCACTTGGGGAGTGGAGTAACACGATCTAACAGGCTAATCCTCCCCTTACATGCCTGCTTAGGACCGCCTTCCTACTTAGTCCCTCCAGTCTAGGTAGGAAGGTTTTTTTAACTTTAAAATAAGGAAAGCACGATGCTCGTTATCAAAAAAGATGTACCCCTCCCGCCGCGAATCTATAACGCCAGATCTTCAAAATACGAAGCTCTAAAAAATATGGACGTTATGGATTGTGTCTTTGCATCAAGCCAAAAAGACGCTAACAAAATCGGTTCAGCAATGAAAAAGTTTGGGTTTAAAGTTGCACAACGCAAAACCAAAGAAGACCAAGTTGGGGTCTGGCGTGTCGCGTGATTATGTATTACGAAAGAGACGGTACACTCATTGAGTATCGTCTCTTGACCGACCCTCCAGAAGCCGTTTATTGGCTGACCTACAAACTTAAAAAATCTGACATCAAGCTTGTTACTAAGTTTGATCGATCAACTGCGGCTGAAATCAAACAAGAAATCTATGAGGACATATTAGCAAATGACATTAACACGACAGCACTTTCAACTCGTAGCCGACCTACTAAGAAACAACACGCGTCATCGAATGCGACAGCCAGAATACGCGCTCATGTGCGAAGAAGTAGCAGATCATCTTGAGCAATTTAATGCAGCTTTTAATCGAGATCGATTCATTAACGCTTGCCTCTAATTATTAGTGATGCTAATCTTATAAACCTTAAAAAAATCTGACTATGCTAAAACCATTTCAACACCAAACAACAACTACTGATTTCATACTTAACAACAAACATTGCCTAATCACTAGCGATCCCGGTACAGGTAAAACAAGAAGCGTCATCGATGCTTATGCTCAAAGACGCACAGGACGAATGCTTGTCCTAGCCCCGCTTTCAATCCTTGAAGCCTCGTGGGGAGATGATCTCAGTAAGTTCCAATCGGACGTAAGCTATGTTGCTGCTTACGCAAAAAACCGTGCGGCTGCGTTTAATTCAGATGCTGACATTGTGCTTACCAACCACGATGCAGTTAAGTGGATTGCTAAAAATCCGCAAGTGCTAGAAGGGTTCGACACTCTCTGCATTGATGAATTTACCGCGTTCAAAAACAAAGATAGCCAGCGTAGTAAAGCCGCAGCCAAAATTGCAGAAAAGTTTGAGTACCGCATAGCAATGTCAGGCACACCAAACTCAAACACAATCCTAGACATTTGGCATCCGACATTGCTCGTAGACGGCGGCGAACGACTAGGTAGACGCTTCTATGGATTCCGCAATTCAGTCTGCACAACACGATTCAATGGTTTCGCAAATGAGTGGATCGATAAACCAGATGCAGAACAAACCGTAGCTGCTGCATTGCACGATATCAATATTCGATACACCTTAGAAAACTGTATCGACATGCCCGAGCAAAACGTTTCAACAAAATACGTAACGCTCAGTCCAAAAAGCTATCAACAGTATTTGACCCTAGCTAATGAATCAGTGCTATCCACCAATAGCTCAGTGATCAGTGCCGTTCACGCAGGCGCTAAAATCAAAAAGCTTCTTCAATTATGCACTGGATGTGTGTATGACGGAGACGGAGTACAAGTCGGTGTTCATGAGGAACGCTACCAACTTGTGCTCGACCTAATTAAAGAACGTTCGCAATCACTTGTTGCTTTCAATTGGCAGCACGAGCGTGACCACCTAACTGCCGAGTGTGACAAACAGAATATTAAATACGGTGTTATCGACGGCACCACGCCTCCTGAAAAACGCAAAGACGTTGTAGATAGATTACAAGCCGGGCACTTACAGGTTGTGTTTGCTCACCCTCAGTCTGCGGGTCACGGCTTAACCATGACCAAGGCAACAACTGTCATCTGGTCGTCCCCAAGTTACAACGCAGAGCATTACCAACAGTTTAATCGACGTATCTACCGTGCTGGTCAAACCAAGCGAACGGAAGTTATTCATATCGCAGCACGAGATACGTGGGAAGAAAACGTTTACGAAAAACTTCAATCAAAACTATCACGGATGGAAGACCTACTCGACATCTTAAACACACTTCATCAACAACGGAAAACAGCATGAACTGGGAAGAAGAACATCAAAAACTTATGAAAATTAAACAACGAATTTCAGACCTAAACGCCGACCTTAAAGAAAGTAAAGAAGCCCTAGAAAAGCAGGAGTACGTCTTAATAAAAGCAATGGATGAAGTAGGTTTGAACCACATACGTACTGAGCATGGCAGCGTTTCTCGAAACACACGCACTGTTTATAACGTAACCGACTGGGATACATATATCGCGTACATGATCGCGGAAGGTGATTACTCCCTAGTCCAAAGAAGGCCCGGACAAAAGTCTGTCGATGACCGATACAAAGAAGGTATCACAGTGCCCGGTGTCGAACCGTTCGAAATGGACGTACTTAATCTAAGAAAAAACTAACCAACTAAAGGTAACTAAACTATGCCAAAGCAAACTACAGCAGTAACAGAAACCTCAAGCACCCTACCCGCCTACATGAACCCAGAGAGTTCACGCGGTAACGAGAACGTAGGTTCACAGCTTGTCGTCCCGCAAATTAAGCAGCTGCAAAAAATGTCCCACGAAGTAGATAAGTACAACCCGAAGTTTGTTGAGGGTGCCGAACCCGGTAACTTCTTCAACGTACTCACTGGTCAGCTTTATACTGGCCCTATACATGTACTCAACCTTAACTTCTCGCCCTACTTCCAAGTCAAAACCAAGTACGGCGTTAACCCTTCAAAGTATCTCGGTAAGTTCCGTAGCTTTGAGCAGGCAAACGATTTGCTAGAAGAGCAAGACGATGCTGACAAAGCAGACTTAGAAATTACTGACGGTAATACACACTTACTTGTAATGCTCAACCCAGAAACAGGCGTAATCGAGGGTAACTCACCTGTCGTGTTTGACTTTGCTGGCACTAAAATGCGTGTATCTAAACAATGGAACTCACAGATTGCAGCCAACAGCGGCGATCGTTTCAGCAGCGTCTGGAAGCTATCCACCGTACAACAAGAAGGTCGTATGGGTACATTCCTCAACTTAAAGATAGAAAATCTTGGTTGGGCAAACGAGATTGCCTACCATTCTGCTGAGAAGATGTATGCTCAATATTCCCAATTCTAATATTGGAGTGATGTGAACGAGCACAGCTTTATCAAGGCCGTGCATCGTTCACTGCCATCTGAAGTGTATCGCTGGAAGATATGCGATACTTTTACTGGCGGGGTGCCAGATGCTTTTTATGCTGGCCCCGCTGGTACAATCTTCATCGAATACAAGTACATCAAAGAAATACCAAAAAAGAAAACTACTAAAATAAAAAATACTCTTTCGTCGCTACAAAAATTATGGCTTACTCAAATGGAGAGTTTTGATCAGGCTGTTGCTGCTGTTATAGGCGTTGGTAATAATGTTATAGTGCTTTCAAATAGCGCCCTCTGGGAAAACGACATTTCTCAAGAATGGTATACAAAACATAAAATGACAAAAACAGCGTTTGTAAATTGGTTATACAAGGCTGTCTACGAGGCACACCATGAGTAATCAACTCGTTCTCAAAAATCTTAGACGGATTTGGGATCAAAAAAGAAAAAAGCGTGGAATCACTCAAATTACCGCAGCCAAAGAACTTGGCTGGACTCAAGGCGCTTTGAGTCAATACCTCAATAATTTAACAGAGCTTTCTACCCCTGCCATTATTAAACTTGCAAATTACTTAGAAGTACCTGCCCAAGCAATAGACCCATCGCTATCAAACGAAATGCCTAAATGGACCTCGATTAAAGTCCGACACAAAAACATGCAAACTTCAAAAGTGAGAGAAACACACACTTGGATAGACTCCTCTGTTGGCGATCCTAATTTTTTCTGCATTAAAATAGATAACGATACCCCCATAGCAGATAACGATAGATTACTGTACAAAAATACTAGGGTACTTTGCCAAGAAACAAAAATTCAACAGCAAAAAAATCAGCCTGATAATCCAGTCACAACTTATTCAGTGTTGTATCAAAAAAAGCAATCGCAAAAAAAATTCAATATAGAACGTGTTCCTTACAATGAGTGGAAAACTATTAATACCGCTGATTTTGAGCAACATTACACTATCGTTGCACTGTATTTAATTTAACAACCTTGGAGTTTAAAACGCTTGACTATGGTTATTAGGAACACTAAAGTTTTTCAAAGTGATGGATCTTCAGCAGATTATTACTTACTGCCTGAAGAGGCTAAACAGCTACAAGACCTTATATCCCACAAAGATATGAATGCCCAAATTGGTGAAATATTCCGCGCTTGCTACAGATACGGAGAAGTTCAACATTCAAAAAAACTGCGAGACGCAAAGAAAATCAAATTCTACGCTGAAGCGGAAATTAAAAGATTAGAAACCCAAGAAGGAAGCTAAGGAACACAATGAAAGAAGCACTCGTAACTGCATACGGTGAATTTATGACTGTTGCTGACGTTGCAGAAGTTCTTAACGTTAGCAATCAAACACTCTACAACAAGTCTAGTGCAGGACAACTCGATGTCCCTCACTACAAATTCGGAAAGAAGCTGCTCTTCCCCACTCCAGCAGTAGCAGACTACATACAGTTAAAACTTACTGAGTAGGCTCTCTGGTTTGAGGTGTGTATAACGCTTCAGCGTGTCCCAACTCTTGTGACCGGAGATAACGCACACCTCTGGGATTGATAGACCACGCTCTATCAGTCTGCTTATCGCCTCGTGTCGGATATCATGAAACGTAATATCCGGGCACCCTGCCTTTGCCGCTTTCTTGGCAAACTTGTCTGAAACAGAGGCTGTGAGAGCTGGATACGGAAAGACTTTGTGGGTCTTAGCCCAGCGCTTTTCACGTAGGAGCACCTCTCTCATGGCCGGTAACAGCGGTATTTCTTCATCGTTACCGATCTTATTCTCTGGATCTTTACGGTCTCTAATCAACACAATTTCACGATTAAAATCTATGTCAGACCATTCCAACTTGTGAATTTCTTCCTGTCGCATTGCTGTTTCAATCGCAATCCTAATAATCGGATTTAACCAGTCACCCGTTGTGACTTCATACAGCGCCAACTCCTCCTCTTCCGTTACCCGCCGCACTCGCCTCTTTGATTTACCTACCGTACCTTTAGCTTTCAGCAGCTTCTTCATTTCCCGAACAGTATTGCCCCTAAACCCTAGTCCATAGAGAACGTTTGCTGTATCTATCGCTTGAGACAAGTAGCTCAAGTCATCGCCCAGTGTCTTTGGGCCAACTTTCCTGCGTCGTTTTTTTGCATAGGCGTTTAGGATCTTGGGGCTAAGGTCTACAACGCTAACGCCCACAAAGTGCGGTTCTTTTTGCATCCGTTTGATGCAACTTATTTTACTCTTACCAATGGTGTGCCCCGGTCGTGCATCTAAAAGTTCATCGAGGTAGATCTGGAGGACTTGAGGAACAGTAATAGTCTGATCGTAGCCATCAGGATCAGTCCACTCTCCTTCGTTCATTAGAGACTCGGTGCGGTAGACCCAGTGCTTTGCTTGAGTTTTGGTGGGGAAAGTTTTTCGAATCGGTGGAAAACCAGTTTTGCGGATCTCTACATACCAAGTATTTCCGCGCTCCCTCATGGTAGCCATTTGCGTCATTCCTGCGTCATTTCTGATATTTTAGCAGGAATAAATGTTTTAAAACAGTAACTTAGTAAAAATGACGGAGCGCATCCCTCTCTCTCCGCCAGTTAGTTACCGTTGTTTACTTTTCAATAACTTACGAGTGATTTTCAGCGGTTTGACGCACTAAAAAACGCACTCATATTTACCGTTGTTTACCGTTGTTTACTTTTCAATTGCGTCATTGACGCACTTTTTACGCAGTCTTTTTGGGAAGGCCGACTAGGTTCGTAATAGGAGCTTCCTCTTCAGGAATAAACTCTTCTGGATCATCGTCATCGTCACTAACTTCAATGGCAATTTCAGTAAGCGACACTGTAATCAAATGATTAGGCTCTAGGTCCGTAATGGTTATCTTAGCCATTTAATAACACCACATCATCTTCGGCGTAGTTCGTGTATCAACGTGTATAAATGTTTTCGCAACACCTATCCCCGAAAACCCAAGCTTCAAAGCAGCTTGAACTATAATGATCCGCTGATTGCCACCGTTAACAGCAATATCACAAGCAATCCCCATAGCATGTTGCCCCGGAGTTTTTTTCTTGGCCTCGATAGAATGACGAGGAGACCGATACCCGCTCGTAATAACAAAAGGAAAATTACATTCGTGGCGTAAAACATCAAGCGCGGTAACAAACTCTTCTTTGATCTCATTTTCGCCCGTCTCTTGGCATTTGAACTCATCAAGGGTGAAGTATTTAAAATTCATTTCTTCCTCATACTCATTATTTTGTCTGCGCCTTTAATACCAAAGCTCGCTGACACGGCTAAAAAAAGCATATATTGATACCAATCAGGAAGGAGGTTAAGGGCTTCAAAGCCCTCTTTAACCCTAGCTACTATAGTGCTGTCAGCTACTACTACGCTGTAGGCAACAGACAGTAATGGCAATGAAAGTAAAATGGTGAACCATTCATCCTTCCACGAGTTAGCAGAAGCATCTGCCATCTTCGATTCCCAATCGGCTTCATTTTGAATAACCGAAAGGCGAGCCTCATGCTTCGCTTGTTTCTCTTCGGCTTTGTTTTTTAGCCAGCCGCCAGCAAGATTTGCTACGGGGCCAATCAACGATTGCCACATCCTTAATAGCCTTTTTTCTTTGGCTGTTTAGGCTTGTTAGCTCCGACCTTTTTGCCCGGCTTTTCATTTAAATAACACTTTTTACCTTTGTGCATGGTGTGCTCCTACTTAGGATTTGCATCCTTCACTGCTTTAAGGGCTGCATAAAACTGCCCCGTCTTATCAAGCGTACCGTTATCAATATCGTGCCAGAGCATATCCAACTGATCCGCGAAAGTTGGGTATTCCCATTGCCTTGCTTGGATAGGAGTCGGAGCAGCATCTCCTTCGACACGCCACGTAACGACTTGCTGATCTTCATCAAAATAGAAAACAACTGTTTGGGTTCTTGGGTTTTGTTCTTCTGGACCTTCAACAAACGGATACCAGTTATCCCCAGCTCCTCTAAGCCCCTGTGGACCCGTAAGAATAGAGCTTGTATCCGCATCCCACTGCACAAACATTACATGACCCCCATAACCGCGCCTTGACGCTCTCGTATATAGTCAGTAGCTGTAGAGCCATCAGGGGTAGTTCCGTTGCTACCGTATCTACGGACAGTAATTTTCATGCGGGAAACAGCTGTAGTTGGACTGTTAAGAACCCCCGTGACAGTGAATGGGACAAACAGATCTGTATTACTCTTGACTCGGCATTCGCCTACTAAGGTGTATGCCCCAGAAGGACTCGACCGTATATACATTTTTACGTAATAAACTTTCGATGATGTTCCATCCAAATATCCGCTACAAACCGCAAACACTTTATGTCCGTTGGTTTGGTGGGTAGTTGCTGGAAGGTCGATTTCGTTTAGAGTCACCTCCCCCTGTGGACCTGTGAAGCCTGTGCTCGTTGTCGTCCTAAACGGCACTATCGTGTTTACATCTCCAGTCAGGTTGTCTGCGTAAACCGTTGTCCCCGACATAACGGTTGCATTAATTACGCCACTCGTAATCTTGTTGGCGTTTAATTCATTAATCTGAATTTGCCCCGATGCGTTGCCAGTAATCGTAGCGTTATCGAGTTTTAAACTAGATGCTTCAAGCGTGTTTGCAGCAATCTTGTCACCAGTTATTGTGGCAGCAGCCAACAGGGTTGCCGTAATTGTGCCACCCGCTATGTTCGCACCTGTAATTGTATTTGCTGCAAGTTTGTCACCAACAATCACGCCAGTAGCAATTATGTTTGCTGCGTTTATAGCTCCTGCGGCTATAGCACCGGCTGTGATAGCTCCAGCAGCTATCTCATTTGAGGTAATTGATCCCGCTGACAATTCGTTAGCGGTGATAGTGCCTGCGGCTATCTCTGTTGCTGTAATAGCACCAGCAGCTATCTTTGCACTTGTTATAGCATCAGCTGCTAATTTTTCAGTAGCGATTGCACCAGCTGCAATTTCTGTAGCAGTTATTGCGCCAGCAGCAATCTTTCCAGCAGTGATCGCATTAGCTGCTAGTTTCTCAGTTTCGATAGCACCAGTAGCTATTTCAGTTGCAGTAATTGCACCAGCAACAATTTTTGCGGATGTAACTGCATCAGCTGCTATCTCGCTAGCAGTAATAGCGCCAGCTGCAATCTCAGTAGCGGTAATCGCTCCCGCTGCTATTTCGCTGGCTGTTATGGCGTTAGCAGTAATTTTTTCTGTTGTAATAGCACCAGTAGCTATTTCAGTTGCAGTAATTGCACCGGCTGAAATTTTAGCTGAGGTAATCGCATCAGTTGCTATCTCTGTAGCAGTAATTGCTCCAGCCGCTATCTCTGTAGCAGTAATTGCTCCAGCTGCAATCTTCGCAGCAGTGATTGCATTAGCCGCCAGTTTCTCGGTTTCAATAGCGCCTGCTGCAATCTTAGCTGCCGTAATTGCACCCGCTGCTATCTTACCTGCCGTAATTGCCCCTGCCGCTAGCTCCGAAGTCGATACAGCACCTGCTGAAATTTTACCGGCAGTTATTGCGTTAGCAGACAACTTGTCTGTTGTTATCGCATTAGAACTAATTTCGTTGGCAGTTACCGCTCCAGCCGCCAGCTTAACCGTCGTGATCGCTCCCGCCGTAATAGCATTCGCAGTTACGGCCCCCGCAGCAATTTTACCTGCGGTTATGGCATTCGCTGCTAGTTTCGCTGTCTCAATTGCACCATCACTGATTTTTGTGGCAGTGATTGCAGAAGCATCAATTATAGATTCGGATACAGAATCCAACGTCGCTAACGTGCCAGCATCGTCAACCTCAGACATTGAAATAGATTTAGTCCAAGCCGATCCGGTGTACCTGTAAATATTGTCATCGGTGGTTAAGAATGCAACGTCACCGACAGTTGCCGTTGTGGGCAATGTCGATACCACCTGCATTGGTTTTAAACCACTGGCAAAAGCTGCTGTGCCAACTGCTCCCTCAGCAATCTTTGCGGCTGTAATGGCACCAGCGGCTATGACGCTATCATTTATTGCACCCACTGCAATTTTAGACGTAGAAACAGCTCCCGCAGCTAGTTTCAATTCAGTCACTGCGCCAGCTAGTAATTTATCTGCTGTAACTGCGCCAGCAGCTATAACACTATCGGTTATTGCGCCTACAGCGATTTTGGATGTTGACACAGCTCCCGCTGCTAATTTTAATTCAGTTACTGCGCCAGCTAGTAATTTATCTGCTGTAATAGCATTAGCTGCAATCACATCCCCTTGGATTGCATTTACAGCAATCTTTGCGTTTGTAACGGCATCATCAGCAATTTGTAATTCGGCAATAGTCCCAGTCAAATCGACAGTAGGTACAGCGGCTGTCCAAGCCCCATTTGTTAAGCGGTATAGCTTGCCATCTGTGGAAAGTACAACTACTACAGGTCCGGTATAACCAGACACTGCCGGTAGTGAATCAACTACACCAATAGGTTCTATCCCAGCTGCAAAAGCAACTGCCGGTATGCTTGCCTCTAACTGCTCTATCAAAGCATCTACGCTCAGAGCGGTCTGCCCTCTTACGCCAGCAGTACCATTAAAAGGGCCAAATACACCCTCTCTGTTAACGTGCCTTATCCAATAGTAAAAATCTTCATCTTCACCAACTGGATCGATATAGACCCTACCCTCGTGGATACCAGTTAATTGAGCGTCACCAATAGAGTCACTTGTATGCCGCCAAATTTCGGTGTGCGCGTGATTAGCGTAGTAAGGGTAGTCCCAGCTAAGAATAATAAGTTCGTACCCGCCAAGCGCAGTAAAACCTGTAGGGGCAGGAGGTGTAGTCGCATTCACAGGAAGTGTTGGGTCTACGAAACCGATATTTGTAGAGTTAATTGCATTGGGGTCAAACGGAGCTGCTTTTAAATCTAAGGCAAGGCCCGATGAAATCAACTCTCTCAGAGTAATCGCTCGATCTCTAGGGTCGCCCCTAAGCCCTAGCCGTATTTCTATAATCTGAGCTATGGTGTCGTACCACCGTTTTTCTTCGGCAGTTGCACCGGCAGGAGCTTTAGGTATACCCGGCAGCTTTGTAGGATCATTTGTCCTTACAGTAGAGGTCATGCGCTTTGGATCTCATCCATCGACTGAGCTATACACACTTCGTTAATTGTCACGGCACCACTGACTTGCACCTCCCACTCTTTACCAACTGTGGCAGGCAATCTCATTACAGGCTCTCTTAAAGTAGCGTTACTAATACCAGAAGGCGTTGAAGTTACTTGGGTATATACATTGCTGCTATAGCTCACTGTATAGTCTGCAATCAACGCGCCATCTGCCCAAACCTTTACGGTTACAGGATAGGCTTCTGCTTTAACGGAAACCCAGCCCATGCTTATCGGTTTAGGGGCTAGGAACTTTTTACTCTTCCACGAAGCTGTTTTGTTAAACGATCCCCCTTGGTACTTTCTTACCGTATTGCCTTCAATAAAGTACAGCTCTCCATCATCAGGAGTCATATAAGCGCCTCTTATAGCAGCGCTACGGCTCAAGGTAGATATAGCGGCTTCACTTGCCCTAGGGTCGAATACCCACCCACCATGCGTAGACCCATCTGTGTAAAAGGCAATGTAAGTGTTTTCATGCTTGAAGGCTTTAATCGTGGTCGGGTAAAAATTATCGTTCCACTGCTTCGGGGATATCAAGCCCTCAGTAACGACTTGATTGTCTGACCCAGAAGCTGCAACCAGTCCGTCTGGGGATGCGTACAAAACATAATCTCCCATATCAACAACTGAATGTTTGTTCACACAGGCTTGAGCAATATCTAGCTGGATTGCGGTCATGGCACTCGCGTCCGTACCAGTCACTAAGTAAGGACGACCATTGGTTAAGCAGATAACTCCATTAGACACACTAGCAATTGCAACGATGTCTTCTGCCAAAGTAATTCGATAGTTTATGGGCCAAGCGTGAGGTAGATACGGCTCACTGAGACAGAGCCGTTTACCTGTAAACCCTGCAAAAATCCCGTTAGCTAAATTAGTCAATCCCTGTAACGGACCATCTGGGTAAAGACTCGTATTATCGTCAGGAGGGCCTATCCAATAAGTGCTTGGAAGAATTTCACCAAGCTCATCACCATCCTTGTCATCAGTTATTGTAGTATCGGTAAAGGGTGCTTCTTTGACAAACTGGAACTGAGTGCTGTTGCTACCCGTATTACTTCTATACAACCGCTTTAGAGCGCCTGTACCAAAGTTGTAGTTGCCAGAAGCATTTGATGGTGTCGGAGTATCTACATCTACAGTTTCACTATCCGTGAGTTCGATTGGTGTTGACGCTAGACTCGGGGGGCCTTCTTCGCCATTTGCTGTGACTAAGGTATAAACGTAAGACACATCATAAGGAGCTTGAGTTGAATCGGCTGTGCCATTTTTTTGTGTAGTCGGCGTACCTGTCGGAGCGGGAACACCCAGTCGAAACGAGTTTGCGGGATAACCAGACGCACCTGACACAATATTAGCGGCTGTACCCATCTTCGGGTATGTTTCGCCAGTCCAATATAACCTATCTAAATTGTCACCGGGGATTGGGCCTTCCAAGGCATGGATATAGTCTTCCGTCCATTCCAACCAGTTAGTATTACGATAATAATAAATCGAATTTTTAGTTACGCTTTGTAGTGAGTGTACGGAAGCGCTGTCAGTTGATATGGGCTTAATTGCCCCGGACTCAAAGTCAATGTTTTCAGAAATTTGCCCGAACTGTTCTGCTAACAAGCGGGGAGAAACCCCCGGAGCAATACCTGAAAACCTCTCTAGTTTGAAATAGGTCATGAGCCACCGTTAATTTAATAACAAAGTTATAATCACCCCCGCCATACCAGACATCAGGGCAAACGAAGCAATAAAAACATTCCGACTCAGCGCATGAAGATGGTCTTCAATCGCTTCTAACCTATGGAATATTGTTTTGGACCGCTCTTCGCACATAGCCTCATGTACCGACAACCGGCTAACAGCGGTCCAAACTTTATCCTCTAAGTCAGGAGACAAGTTCTCCTTCTCCAACATCGTTTTCTTCCTCAAGAGCTTTCATACGGTTGGCGATAGAGGTCGCAAACCCACTAACAGCTACTTCATGGATAACAGCTTCTCTTCGAGCAGATAACATGCTTGCTTGCGCCTGTTGATGTAGAGCCAGCAGCTCTTTTACTTCGTCAGGCAAAGAAGCTACCTCATACTCTTTGTCGTCAACTGTTATGGTGGGGTTTCCATCTTGGGACATTGCTATTCCTTTTGGTGACATGCGGTCTTCAAATTATATTAGTTATGCTAATGTTAATAAAGCTAAAAAAGCTACCAAGGCACACCAGAAGCGGTGGTTGCAGCAGCATCGATTTGCTTTTGCACCTTCGCAGTACGGTCAGCTTCTACGCGAGCCTTAGCTTCGGCAGCCGTTTCGTCACCCTCAACCAGACTTGCATACACCCAACCAAGCACATCGGCTTCAGTTAAGTCAGCATACGAAATGAAGGAAGGGCTTGAAGCGTCATACTCACAACGCAGCTTGCCGCCTTCGGTAGCCGTGTAGGATGGCGTACCATCGCTTGCCGCTACCATCGACCAGTAAACCAAGAAAACTCCACCATCGGAGTCCATGTGCTGCATGTCAGATACTGACCATGTGTTGTTAATTGCCATTTAGATTTTCCTTTAATGACAGTTAGTTAAGTTAGTTAAGGGTTCCGTTTTTCCATTGAATGTAGTTTGGGTCTCGACTAAGAACACTGGCATGAAGTAAAACCCCCTCATAATTATTCAGCCCACTGGTGTACCCTGTAGTAAAGTTAATTACAATTTCCATGTTCCCGGAATCTACCGTAACGCTTGATATATTTCCTGTGGTGGATAAGCTGGTAAACGCGCTCAACGACGTAAGAGATGTAAATTCAAACTCTGCTTTTCCCCCTTGAGGCGAGAAAGACTTATTATACTCCCCCGTAACAACTCTAATCTCGACATAATACTGCTGCCAAAGATTGCCTTGCGAAGTTATAGGTATTCGTAACTGAGTTCCTGAACTTGTTGTACTGTAGGCTTGGGTTGTCTGCGCCCAATAAGCAAGGGCAGTGCCATTGGTAATAGCGTTATCCGACTTAATAACAGTAGCGTAGGTATGATTTTCCGGCTGAACTAAAAACTGACTGTTGATACCCGTGTTAGTACCTACTGTAATTTTATTTGCGCCAGCATCTAAGACAAATTGGTTAGCGTTATCGTCAGACTCAACGCGGAAGTCCATGTTGGCACTATCTTCGTTGAACACTGCTTGGTCGCCACGAAAAATGACGTTTTTAGCAAGACCCCCTGCGGTGCCTGACCAAATTTGCAATTCGCCGCTACCGGCGGTATTAGTCGCCCGAGTTAAAATCTGAGCGTGAACACCGGCATTGTTTGTGTCAGAGGTGTACCATTCAAGTCGACCCGTAATTTCATCCGCTTGTATGGAAGCATCAGTTCCTAAGAACCGCAAAGTAGCGTTTCTTACCGCACTGATCTGGATACCGTCCCCGCCTGAAGCTCCAACCGGACCAACATCAAGCGTAAAAGCCGGATCGTCATTTCCAATCCCGACGTTGCCTGTCACATCGACCACTAAATAGTCATTCGTTCCAAGAGCAGAATGTTCGCTGAGTTTAAACTTGTCAGCATCACTATCATCAACGCCAAGCGACCAATGCTGTGTATTGTTTGCCAAAAAATTAATGTATGGGTCAGCGCCGCCTTCGCCTTCAATTTGGACTGTTGCGTTGCCTGCGCCAGTACCAAAAACTGTTAGCTTTTTACTAGGCGTGATACCAATCCCGACGCCTGTATCATTAATACGCATATATTCCGTTGTGGAATTTCTGAAAGCATACTGACCAACAGAGGTGTTTTTCTTAAATACAGCTATTGCATCATCATAAGTACCATCGCTTTCAGCACTTATTTCTAAATACCTAGCATTTTCGTTGTGAAAACGTGCAATTGAACCATTAGCCGTGCCACCATCTACCTCCAGAGCAACATTTGGCGTAATACCAATCCCCAAAGACTCCGCAGAAGCATCCCAGAAAAGAGCTTGTGAGCTGCCAGCCGAATCGTAGAAGCTGATGTCACCGTTGTTTTCTATACGCAGCCTTTCTGTACCATTTGTCTCAAGCTTCAAACGATGGTCAGTTGTGGTTCCTATTGTAGTAGATAAATTACCAGCAGTTAAAACAAGGCTTGTAGGAGTTGTTGTATCAGTAATCGTCAGCGTTGGGTTAGTGCTGTCGCTTAACGTCATGTCACTAGCAGTCACTGTGCCGGTAACGTCTATGCCTGTGGCGGTGGTTTCTAAAACAGTAGTATTGTTATAACGTACTCTTACTGACCCGCCATCAGTACCTTTTAGATACTCTTTTGAGCCGTCAGCATTTTTAAGTACAAGGTCGTTCGCTTGTATCTTTAAGTTTCCAGTTCCGTTATCAAGAATAATGCTGTCAGAAGCATCGTGATAAATCTGTAGGTCTGAGCCAGCGCCGAAGACTGCCTTCTTTCCGTCAGCCAGAAATATGTCATCCGCGAAGGTTACTTCTTCACTACTGTTGATAGTGATCGCAGTAGCATCAGCGGAGTCAGATACCGTGCGGCTTAATTCTGCTAGTTCACGAGCCTTGCTCATTCAGTGTCTCCTAAGCTGTAAAGGATGCAGCAGCAGATATAGCAGCATTAGCTGCGGTCATGTCTTCATCACCCCAATCATCTTTGGCGACCATGATTTCAAGGTGGGCTACGTTGCGATCAACACAGTCTTGACGCTCTTCTGCTTCATCATCAGCCATAGAGTCACCAGCGATGATCGCGTTGATTAGGTCTACACTGTGGCCCATAGCCGTGTAGTCTTGTGCTAGTTGTTCGGTAGTACGGTCTTCCATTGTTTATCTCCTATTAAGATTCTAGTGCCTCAATACGGGCGGTTAGTGCTGCGTTTTGTTCAGACAGTTCTTGGATGGCTTTAACTAGGATGGGTACAAACTTGCTGTACTGTAACCCCATCTGCTTGCCGTCACCTGTATGGCTAGAGATTAGGTTGGTTTTGTTTTCTTTTGTGTACCCTGCGGCAATCTCAAGGGCTTCTACTTCTTGTGCCTTAAAACCAATGTCCAACCAATCTTCTTTGTGGGTGCCGTCTGGGGTCTGTGCGTTAAGATCGTAGTCTTCAGCAGACTTATCGCCATACTTGCTGCGCTTGTCCCACTTGTAGGTAACTGGCTCAAGAGCTTTAACAAAGTCCAAGCCAAGGTCTAGGGCTGTGAAGTCTGTCTTGTCCCGCGCATCAGAAGCCACAGTCCAATCTACTTGGATGTTTGCAGCCGTAATATTTTCGTCGCCAAGAACAATCTCATTATTTTCGGTGTTAATATTGCCGCCCGGACTACCTGTGACACCTGCGTCATGTCCAAGAAGAAGATTATTACCGCCAGTTAAAAGATTTGCACCAGCACCAAGCCCGACTGCGGTATTGTTACTTCCTGTAACGACACCAACCCCAGCCGCACCATAACCTACGAAGGTGTTATCCGACCCCGTAGTCATTTGGTCACCAGCACCACCTCCCACGATGGTGTTTCTTACACCAGTAGTGATTGCTACACCTGCGTTATACCCTACGGCTGTGTTATAAGTATCAGTATTTGATGTAAAGTTTTGATTTGCTAAAGCCTGAAAACCAATAGCAGTTGATCTATCTCCTTTTGTATCTGTAGTTAACGCAGACTTACCCACCGCCACATTTGAGTTACCAGTAGTAAGCGCATCACCTGCAAGACCACCAATAAGAGTGTTGATTGTGCCTGTGGTTATGTCGTTACCGGCACTGTACCCGACAGCCACGTTGAAAGCATCAGTTGTTGAGGTAAAGTTCTGTGCAGATAAAGTAGCAGTACCAATTGCTACACTTTTGTTTCCTCTAGTATCTGAAGCTAAAGCACTAACGCCTACAGCGACATTGTAATCAGCATCAGTTAAAGCATCTCCCGCAACCCCACCTATAAGCGTATTTTGAATACCTGTGGTGATTGATAGCCCAGCACTAGTACCTACGGCAGTGTTATAGTTTCCGGTGGTATTGTCAAACAAAGCGCGATACCCGATTCCAATATTATTTGCCCCAGTAGTATTATCGTAAAGCGCCTGATAACCCATTGCTACGTTGTTACCAGCGGTGGTGTTTGCCCGAAGCGCATCGTCTCCTACGGCTGTGTTGCCACCACCCGTGGTGTTTGCGGTTAAAGCATGATAACCCACTCCTACGTTGCCACTTGCTGTTGTGTTTACAAATAAAGCCCTTCGCCCAACAGCCACATTTCTTGATCCTGTGGTGTTT